ATAGTATCTAATACTTGAATTAATTCGTTATTTTTTTCTCTTTTTAAAAACAAATTATATCCACCAATTTTTCCGATAGTTATGGGAGCAATTTCCATAAAATCCCATTGTTTTTTCAAATCACCAAACATATATTTTTTGGTGGTTGAATTGAAACTAAATCTAAGTTCACATATCTTCATTATTGGCCAGCCACAGTTATTTGATGTAATTTATGAGTATTATTTGCTGTTTGTTGTATTGAATCTCTTATTTGTTGTAAAATGGCATAATGATCATCCAATTTTGATCCTATAGTTGATGAAGAGTTTTCACTTGTTATTGATTGAACATTAGTTGGTGGTTGAAAAACTGATGTATTTTCTGAAGTAGCATTTTCCATTGAAGATAGCTTTGGCATTGATGGAATTTTTGCGCTAGTAATCCCTGCAACTGATGGTAATGTTGGCATACTAATAAGCCCGATAGACGCCAACAATGCAACTAATGCAACTAACCCGCCAAGAAGAGCACCAGTTATTAGTGCAGCAGGCGCAAGAGCTATACTCAATCCTACAGCAGCCAGTGTTATGCCAATAACCGCTCCTAAGAATGCTACACCCAAAACCAACAATACATCAAAAATAATTTTAATCAACCCCCAATTATTCATTACGAATGATACAATACTTCCAACAATACCAACAAATCCAACAACAATATTAACTACTCCATCTATCAATCCTTGTAAAGATCCTTGCTTGGCTTCAAATTTTTTAACTATATTCGATATAATTGGGGCAAGTTTATACATTATTGGTTGTAATATTTTTTGAAAGAAAAAATCTTGCAATAGTTTAACTGATGAATTCCACTCAGCCAATGATTTGCGAATTCCATCTTCTTTATCAGCTTGTGCTCTTACAGTTGCAAGATTTTGTCTAAATAATTCTTCATTAAAAACACCATTTTTATCAAGAAATGATTGGCTATTAGCCATTAATTCACTTTGAATCTTTGCAATAGTTTCTGGTGTTCCTCCGATACCTGATGTGGCTGCTTTAAGAATTTGTTCCAATCCTTTACCAGCGCGTAAGCCTGAACCAACCATTTCAGCAATTCTTCTATCCATTTCTCCAGGAAGAAGTTTTCCTTGTGCTGCTAATTGAGACATTTCTGTAAATTGTCTATCTAATCCAGGAACAGTTGCCATTAATATTTGCATTTCTTTCCCTAATGGAACAATACCAAGAACTTTCATTTTGTATAATTCAGCAGCAGTTGCTCCCATTGTTGAATTTACTTCATTTAATGCTGCAAGTTCTTGTGTTCTTTCTGAATCGCTCATTTCAGATAATTTTAATTTCCAAGCAGCGTCAGCAGTTAATTTTTGCATATCAGCCACTTGCTGTTCACGAGTTTTTCCTGTTAATTTTGCCATTGCATCAAATTGACTGGTCAATTCAATGGCGCTAGAAGCTAATTGTTTATCACTTGCCCCATGAGCTTTCATAGATGCCCCGAAAAGAGATAATACCCCTGGTAACTCTTCTTGATACTGCGATAAAGAAATACCCATATTAGCTAATTGATCTGTATAATCTCTCATAGAAATAGTGGCTATTTTATTATAAGTATTAACTCCATTCATTATGGAACCAAAAGTAGCAAAATTATCTTTGTTTGCGATAATTATTTTGGAGTAATCTTCTAACGATAAGCCAGCATCAGCCGCACGCTGTCTCATTTCAATAAGACTATTATTAAATCCAGCACCAACAGTGTTAAGTTCATATAACTTATTATTCCAAGAATCAATAATTTCTATTCCTTTAGAAAAAAGACCAACCAATGTGCCAATAATCAAAATATGCTGTGTTCCTGCTGCTAAAGCTTTGGTATAATCAGACAACGATGACTGGCCATCAACAAATGATTTAACCAATAATGCTGAAGTATTAACTAATCCAAAAAATGTATTTTTTGCTACGTCCAATACAGCAATAAAAGCAGTCATAACAGCCAATTCTGGAGCAATTTTAGCTATCAAGCCACCCGCACTACCAGCCTCGCCAGCCCCAACTCCTTTAATTGCATTAAATATGTGTTGAACTGTATCTGCTTTATTTTTACCAATTACTTTCCCCAGTAAGTCAAAATGCTTATCAGTATTTGTTTTTGTTTTTGTTGATTCTTTTTTAATTTCTGAAGCTCCGCCATTAATAATTTTCAATTGCTCAAGCAATGCTAACAGTGTCTCCTCAGACGCAATATTGTCGAGTTCTGACCCATCCAGCGTATTGCCCTTAGAAACTATTCTTACTGTTGCCATTTATCACCATTAAAAAATTATATTCTTATGTATTTAGCTCACATAAATACTTCAGAGGTTTACAATGAAAACAATTACTTCATCAAATAATGAAACTCCAGAAATAAATCCGCTTACTTCTTTTTTTAGAAAAAAGAAATTATCATTATTTCTTCCAAGCAAAGGACAATGGTATCCAGAAAATAGTCTATCTTTAGATAAAGATGGAAGTTTGTCAGTATTTGCCATGACTGCTGATGCTGATATAAAATTTAGGGCAGGAGATATTAGTCTTTCTGGAAAATCTACATATGATCTAATCAAAGAATGCCTACCTGGAATATTGAATCCTGAAAATATACCAAATATTGATGTAGATACTATTTTGTTAGCTATAAGATTGGCCAGTTATGGAGATGATTTTGAATTAAATGTCTCAGTACCAAATACTAAATTAGTAAGAACACTTAAAATATCATTAACAACTTTTTTGTGTGAACTTTTATCACGAAAAGATAAATGGGATGATTCTATTATCATAGAAAGCGAAGATGGGCAAAAAATATCACTTACAATTTATCCAATTTCACTAAAATATTTATTTAATATTTCTAAAGATATTAGCCAGCAGAAAAAAGCATTAACAAAAAATTTTGATTCAAATGAAAATATTAAAGATGAAAAATTATTCACTGATAGTATAAATCAATTATCCAATACTGCAATAAATTTAGTATGTGACAGTATTAAAACTCTTGAACTAATTGATTCCAATAATAACACAATTGTTTCTCTCACATCTTCCACTCCTCAAGATGAAAAGCAAATTAATCAAATTATTCGTGGAATGGATATTGAATTTTTTAATGCTATTCGTGATCATTTGGAAGCACAAAGAAAAAAATATGCTTTTTCAATACCACTTCAACATAGCACCTTAGACGAATTAAAAGCTGGTGCGCCACCTGAATGGCAAGCTGAAATAACATTTATGGGATCTTCATTTCTTCCAGAGCAAAATGCAAAACAAAATATCATTTAATCGACCAAAACTTTATACAAATTTGCTTAGTGATTCCATAACTGGAAACACTAAGCAAATTTCTGTTCACTCGATGGTTATATTGGATGAATTTACTTTAAGAACACCAGACGCTTTATTGTCTGGAAAAGCAACTGAAGAAATAATTAAAAATTGCTGTCCTGAAATTATTGAGCCTGAAAATTTGTTAATTTGTGATATTCAACAAATATTGGCAAATATAAAAATTGCAACAACTGGTATGAAAGTTGAATTATTAATTACTTGTCCCAAATGTTCTTTTCAAGATCCTTACGAAATTAATTTATCTTCATATATAAATTCTTTATCAGCCAACAAGTGGTTTACTCCATTAATAATGAATGATCTAATTATATATTTTAGTCCACCAACATATAAACAATTCAATATATTTTCAATTGCTGATTTTAAATTAAGAAAACAAATTTATCAAATATCCAAATTAAATTCAATAGAAGGATATGAAGAAATATTAATTTCATTAATTGCACAACAAAAAAATTTATTGTACTCATTTCATTCACAATCTATAAATAAAATTATTATTTCTAAATCAAATAATACAGTTACTTCTCAATATCATATTCAAGAATGGTTCAAACAACTTGATATTCAATCTCAAAATGAAATTAGTAGTTATATTGCAGAATCAATTAAGCAATGCTATTTGCCAAATGTAGAAATAACTTGTTCCAAATGTCAAGAACAATTATCAGTGCCAATTGATTTAGATTTTTGTACTCAATTTAGAAATAAACTTATCACTGCGTTTGAATCTGAAATTATTGAAATGCTTGAAAAGATGAATTCAGAAACAAAAAATATTAAGGCTGAGTTATTAAAGTTAATATGGTATATGCGTGGGAGTATTTCATATTCTGAAGCTTATTATCTTACAGCTTTTGAGAGGGAATCTATATCTAAAATCATTCAAGAAAACATAGAAACTAGTAAAAAATTTGGAATGCCAATAATTTAAATAAAAAGCCCAGCAAATTTGCTGGGCTTTTTTAATTTGTGCTTAAATTATTTTTCGTGTTTTGGGAGCAACTGAAGCAGGTTCTGATCTGTCCCCTTTCAATTGTCTAACTTCAACAAGTAATGCTTCTACAGCACCAGTCAATTGCTTGACTTGCTCTTGCAAGGCTACCACCATCTTTTTATCAGAAATATCTAAATCACTGGGAGTGGTTGACAGCCCATTTCGTCGTTTTCTTTTATTCATTCCTTTATATAAATCTAAATCTTCTAATTTTTTCTTAGCATCCCCGCCTTCTTCAATTTTATCCATCATATCATTGAGTTCATTTAACTTAATCTTGTTAATTGAGTCAGGTGTAACAAATGTCTGATTCGTTTGAACTTTTTTAATATGCGATTCAGTGTGCAAAGCATTAAGTAAATTTCTTCCGTCAGGCAACTTTACTTCATTCAATGCATCTGCGAAATTTTTTGCTTTTTGCCCAGCTTCACTTACCAATGTTTTATGAACCAATTCAGAATATGCTGCGGGAATCTTATCAGCGAATAGAACCAATGCCATATGAGATTCTCCAGGAACTTTATTCCATAAAATTAAAATTTTCTTGGCATTATGTAATCCAACGTGCTTGCAAATATTATTGCTCATATTGTTTTGTTTCTCCTGTGTTTATTTATCTTTTCTAAACTTGTATATCTTTAATATTAGAGCATAAATTATATTTTGTCAAGATAAATATTATTGGTCGCGGTGTTAAGATCACCCACCAATTCTAATGTCTCATAGGACACCAGCATATGTCTATTTATATATCTCAAATTCAAAATATTGCTATATTTAACAAATATACTAAAATTTATATCAATATTTGTTCTAAAGCAATTTTTCGTGGAACAAATAAAAAAATTGTCAAATCCACACTTGGCTATATCGAGTCTCATCACATAATTCCAAAATCTTTCGGATTAGTACATCCCAAAATAAAAGAAAATCAAGTTTTTCTTACTGCCAAAGAACATTTTATTTGCCATCATCTACTTACCAAAATGTTTGAAGGAAAAATTAAAGCTAAAATGTTTTCTGCCTTATTACACAACCAAGAAATAAAAAATCCACTCTAATTTAGAGTGGATTTTTTATTTCTAATTCAATATTTCAAAAATTAGTTCATTTGATCATCCAAATAAGCTACCTGTCCAAATGGAGGAACTTCTTTACTTCCCTTGATGCACCAAATTGTCGGACAATAGAATTCATCGCCCCAGTTTCCAACATAACCATCAGTGAAAACCACAAGTTTCATTGGCTCAATTCCTTCATTTTTCAAATACTCAAAAATGCAGGAACCATCAGTTCCACCGCCGCCCATTGGAACATATGTATTAATATTTTCTCCATTATCTGAAGAATATATCTGTTGATTATAACACTTGGTATCAAAACAAAAAACCAAAATTTCATAGGATTGGTATTGTCCCATAATTCCATTGATTTCACTCAAAAATTCAGCAGCTTCTTTCTCTCCAATACTTCCTGACATATCAATTGCAACTGCGATATTCAGCAACTGATCATTGACAATCCCAGGAAGAATTACATTGAGATGAGTACTCTTTCTACTAATTTTCATATAGTTATAGTCAATAGGAAGAATGCTATCGAGATTGGACTGCAATAATGCTCTCCAATCCATCTTTGGTGCTGTCATTTGTTCAATAATTCTTTGAACACCAGACGGCAAATTTCCAGGATTACAAGACTTGGCCAAATTTACAATCTGGTCCGTCAACTCTGCTTTCAATTGCTTGCGTTCTTCATCTCCAAATGTCGCAGGACCATCTGCACTCGCTTTTCCATCAGACTTTGACGGTTCTCCATCTTTTCCAGCACCAGGAGAAATATGCTCATCCAGCAACTTATCAAGCAATTCGCTTAAACCCTGACCATTCATAGTTCCACTACCATCAGAATTTTTACCCTTGCCAGAGCCATTTTTCTCCTGCTGTTGCAAAAGATCGTCATAGACTTTCTCGCTGTTCCAGTCACGATATTTTACATCATGCAAACCAATTGGCTCTTCGACTGTTCGCATCGAACCATAAGAGTCCTTTTTCTGGATTTTATGAGTTGGAAATTTTCCAACTTTAGCCAAGATCAATTCATCATTCACGACATAATCAGCAGCAATATTGTAAAGCTGACGGTCACGAAACTCATTTCTTCCCAAATGGTCATAAACCAAATGAAGAACTTCATGAGATACCACAAAAATCAGCTCGTCTTGAAACAATTCATCAACAAAATTATGATTATAATACATATACTTGCCGTCAACTGCCATGGTTGGCAACCATTTATCAGCAGGCATTAGTTCCATGCGCATTGCGATTGTTCCAAAAAATTGCTGATTGAACAACATACTTACCCGAGCCTGCGTGATCTTGTCTGCAACACGAACTGCCAACTCATGCGGAATTGGTTGATCAGTAATACGACCAAGCTTTTCTGGAGATTGATTCTTGTTTAATGTGTTTGCCATAGTTAAATATTACTCGCTTTCAAGTTAAATGTCAATAAGAAAATAAGTGCTTTGCAATCAACAATTTGTAACAAACACAAAACAAAGAGCTTAAAAATGCCTTTTAAGCAATATTATTTGCTTTATGGCACTTGGACATGTCTGAGGGGCTTAGAGCGGGTTATAGGGCAATTTAGCCAATTTTGTCCCTTTAGAATCAACAAGTTAAAAACCAGAAATTTGACTATTGGACTGTCAAATTTCTGGTTTTTGGTTTGATTAAGCAGAGAAGATAAACTTTCCCCACTGCTCTGCGATCTTGGTCCAAGACTTCAAATTGGTCATTGGCATAGACTTCATGAAATTGTAATTCTTGAAAGCCATACGAACTGCCATAATTCCAACTTCAGTCTTCACTTGCGTAAGAACAAAATTGTTAAAATTCTCAAGCATTGTAGCCCAAGTCTTCAAATATGGCTTGTCCGTGCGCCAATCACGCTTTTCAACTTGGCGATCTGCTACCTTTTCCATAACACCAGTCCCATCGCTGTGATCAAACCAAAAATTACGCAACTCGTACAACATGCTCATAATGATCTGATAATGTGCGCTGATTTCAGTTGTCTTAATCTCTGTCACTTTACCAGACAGAATATCAGCAGGATGTGGAAGAGTCTTGCCAATCTTCATATACGCCATGAACGATGTAGCGGTACCAGAACCAACAGCAGATGCAACCAAATCTCGAATTACACTATCTGACAGAGAAGCTTCATCTTTATCAGTAGTGATAAGCTGGCTTACAAATTCCCAACTACGCGGAGTCGGAAAAGACTTATCAGCGCTCGTAGGATCAAACTCATACAACTTGTCTTTGAAGGTTGACAAAAAAGCAACAACATCAGGATTGATATTTTCGCTCAAAGCCCAATCCAACCAAGAATCAAAATCAGGCTTAACTTGAAAGTGAACAAAACGATTTGCAAGCGGAGAAGGCATACGGAAAGTTACTCCGCGGTCTGTCTCACGATTTCCAGCGGCGACAATAACCACATTGTCAGGAAGCTTATACGTTCCAGCAGCTCGGTCTTGAACCAACTGATATGCAGAAGCTTGCACAGCAGGAGCAGCACTATTCATTTCGTCCAAAAACAAAATGACAATTGGATACTCAGCAGCAAATTCAGCAGTCGGCATACGCTCGTCAGGCGCCCAGCGCATAGCGCCAGCACCGTTATTTGCAGTTGGATTTAAATATGGAATACCAATGAGATCAGATTGCTGCATCTGACTCAAACGAAGATCAATAGAAATTCCACCAAGAAGCTTGGCAATTTGCGCTATAACTGACGACTTGCCAATTCCAGGACCAGACCACAGAAAAAGCGGGCGCTGTTTCTTCAAGCATCGCTTGATCAGAGGAACCAATTCATTCAGCGTGTACGATGCAGTTGTGTCAATCTTTGCCATTTTTTGTGTTATCCTTTCGTATTTTTGCTACTCTTTAATGGTATCAATGTTTGGGTTGTTTGTCAAGCTTTTCTTTTCCACAGGCTAAGTTGTTGATTTTAAAAGGATAGACTGATTTGTAGAACAGTTGGAAAAACGTTTGTCAAATACCAGACTCCAACACTGTTGTAAAGATTACGCATTTCATGTCCTTTCGACTACAAATATAGCATAACAAAGTTTGGGATGATTGTCAAGAGTTTCTTTTTGATGCCAATTTTGCTGTTTCTGTTGGATTTTTTATATATTCAATTGCCCAACCATTTTGTTGAACAGCAGCCATTTGCACAGCTTTGCTTGGCTTGTCGATGTATTGAATTGCACGATAATTTCGTTGAACAGCAGCCATTTGCACAGCTTTGCTTGGCTTGCTGATGTATTCAATTGCATAACCATTTTGTTGAACAGCAGCCATTTGTGCTTTTTCATTCATATATAAAAAATATCCTAAATAAATTTATTTGTTAACAATAAGTGCTTTGTTTTGAATATTTTAAGACAGCAATTTAGCCATTAATTTGACATTAATTGTTGGCTTTTTTATGTGTTGAATTGCCTGATAATTTCGTTGAATAGCAGCCAGTTGCACAGCTTCGCTTGGCTTGTCGATGTAGCAAATTGCCCAACCATCTTCTTGAACAGCAGCCAGTTGCACAGCTTCGCTTGGATTCCTGATGTATTTAATTGCACAACCATTTTGTTGAACAGCAGCCAGTTGCACAGCTTCGCTTGGCTTGCTGATGTGGTAAATTGCATAACCATTTTGTTGAACAGCAGCTAGTTGCACAGCTTCGCTTGGATTTCTGATGTATTCAATTGCCCAACCATTTTGTTGAACAGCAGCTAGTTGCACAGCTTTGCTTGGATTTCTGATGTATTCAATTGCACAACCATTTTGTTGAACAGCAGCCAGTTGCACAGCTTCGCTTGGCTTGCTGATGTGGTAAATTGCACAACCATTTTGTTGAACAGCAGCCAGTTGCACAGCTTCGCTTGGATTTCTGATGTATTCAATTGCCCAACCATTTTGTTGAACAGCAGCTAGTTGTTCTTTTTCATTCATATATAAAGAATATCCTAAATAAATTTATTTGTCAATATTTATGTTGATTTTATTCCAAAGTTTGATAATATTTTTACATGCGCGAAAATCATCCAGAATTGACGAAAGCCAGCTTAACTGTATTGTTGAATCTGGTTTAAAAATGAGGTCTGTTTTAAAAATGCATATGGACCCAATCTTGCGTCAGAATTATTCAATAATATAGATGCATGTCTAGGGGATGCATCAGGAATGGCAATGATGCGTATTCTTTGCAGAGATAATTTAAATGTAACGTTGCGTTGGACGGTTCCAATGATTAACAAGATCAATGTAATTAAAGCAATTCGTTCATCTCAAATTATTGATAAAAATGATGGACCCACTTATAATTACTACAAATATGGGTTGATAGAAACAAAATATATTGCTGATAGATGGAGTTGGGATGCACAAAATAGATGTGATTTTCTGTTTCTTGGGAATGCTATGGCACAGAAGAATTGGACAATTTTCGTGAAGTATTAAAAGAGAAATCAATTTACATATACTAAATTGGAAGAAGAAATAAAATACCGCAAATTGTGCGGTATTTTATTTCTTCTTCCAAATACTTACCCAATCTTCCCAATGAGCGATATCTTCATCTGGAGCACCAATATATGTTTCAACTAATTCCAGATCATAACCATTTCTAACAGCCCATTTGGTCAATGCATTTCCTGCATCTGGATAAAATCTCCAGCAATCCACTGGATGCCGATGAACATAACCATTACTCGGCGAATTGATATAAATATATCCACCACTTTTTACTACTCTTGCCATTTCTAAAAACATAACCCAAAAAAGTTCCATATGCTCAAATGCTGAAGACGACACTACTACATCTGCATAATTATTTTCCAATGGCAATACATATGAATCATCTGTGACAATATCTACGCCAATTCCAGCAGAACAGTCAAGACCAATATATTTGCAATTTGGAGATGCCACTTGTCGTAACGATCCTTGTGCTGGAACCACTTCTTGGCTTCCTATTTCAACAATGGTTCCTGATTGAACGTACTTATCAAAAAACTTTTTTCCACTTATCAATGCTGATCTGTGCATTATTTCCTCCTAATTCCATCCCAAAGCTGTGTATGGTTCTTGTCGATTGTCTACAATGATATGCTTAAATGCTTTCGCAGCAGCCGCATAAGAAGGAACTTGAAAATCGTGCATTACTACTAATGGCTGCTTAACTTTTTCTGAGATATATTTTATAGTATCACATCTACGATCACCAGAAGTAGAATTATCTACAAAAATTAGATCAAACAATTCTAAATCCAAAGAATCCAAAAATGTTTCTATTGGTTCTGGAACTACAATCATAGTATGTCTGCTATCTTCAACTTTTGCAACAGCAGCCCAATTTGGATCATTTTCAACAGTTACCAATTTTTTCAAAAGTGGAAATAATTCACGATTCAAAAACATTCCAGTACTATATCTGCCAGCGCCTAACTCCAAAATACTCTTTACATCATCTCCCATAGCAGATAACATATTCATATGTGTTGCATATGGATCAGATGTTTGTGTATAATTAAATAATTTAGTGATTCTCATTCAATCTCCGTTATGCATTGCTAATTCCTGGCAATGCTGTTCTTTTATAAAAATCTCGTTCTTCATTAATTGCATTGCTATCTTCATACCATGGCAAGTGCTCCATAACATATGGAAAATCAAGCCTTATGTGTGTCGCTGATGGCCAAATTCCCCATCCTGGATTATATAAAGCAAAAGTTGTATCTATAAGAGCAAAGTAAGAATCATTATCAGCAGTTTTTCTAGTCCAATAATTTACTTCACTGTCCAACATTAATTGTTTTCTATGATAATGATCTGGAAGATTATCTATTCGTAATCCAGGGCCAACTTTTGCAGGAGCATATCTATCAGCAACTTCGTGCATTTTTCTTACCAAATCTGCTGGACAATTTGCATCTGGAACAACATCAGGATCAGTTACTATAAATCTTGTATTTTGAACTATATTAAGTTTCCAAAATGCATCATGGCCAAGATTGGAAGTTCTATTGATAATATTCAATCCTGATGTTTTGTAATAACAAAGCAATGGTTCCCATGTTGATGCATTATCAATCACAGCAATATTTGTCATACCTGCGTCCCAAAGCCAATTAACCAATTTTCTAAATCCTCTTTCCAGATTATTAAAATTAGTTATATAAATCGGGGTTGATTTCCAATCTTCCATTATTCTTTTTCATCCTCTGAAAATGAATAACTAAAATCAAAATCTAATTCTTCAACTTTAAATTCATTCAACGTAATATAAAATTTTGGATATGTCTTTGGAACTTCTCCTGTATATTTTTTGGCCACAGAAACATGAGGAATATATTCATCATAATCTGATTCTGCTCCTAATTCTATAGATTGGGAATAAATTCCAATTAATTTATCTTTTTCCAATTTTAGCACCAACAAATCACCAAAAACTTCCCAACCAATAGCTTTTACTTTTATTGGCAATTTTGGTTTTATATCATAAATTTCTGGAACAGCTTTTCGAGAATAAGTAACTGTAACATGATATTCATCTAGATCGACCAAATTTTCTATTTTATTGGTTTCCAACCAATCATGCAATTTTTTTCTACTTTCACTATTCAACTGGAAAGAAGAGTATGTTCCTTTCTTTTTTTCTGCTGCTTCCATTATTTTATAAAAATCACTAAACGATTTCATTTTTAATAAATTCCTTTGTAAAAGTATTTAAGTCCAAATCTAACATTTTCAATAAAACAGCATATTGTTGTTCGACTATATATAATAGAGAAGACTTTTGATTTTTATTATGATCACAATAATATGGGCAAGGCATTTTTGCCAATCCCAATACTATTGATCCAGACCATATAGTATTATAATCTATTTCAAATTTATAAAATTCTATTTTTACTTGATTAAATCTAAAAAATCCATCTGCTGTTAGATGCATTCCTTTTCCTTTAATCCACCAACTTAAATTATCTAAAATAGGAAGTTCCATTTTATAAATATCACGATAGTCTTGATATATTTTTACTTCCCATTGTAGTTTTGTTAGCATCAATTATTTATTCTGGATATGAAGCACTCAATAATTGCGAAAAATAATTTGCTTGATCGCTAATTTTGGTTAGTTCGTATTTTCCGCAAAACTTTAGAAAAAATATTCCAATACTCGAACGATTCTTTGGAACGCACGCATCAGCAATAGTCTCAAATATTAATTCTTTAATATGATCTGGTTGCATAGTAAGATTAACCAATCCAACATTCCTATTATAATCATCCAAAACTTTGTGTTCAATTCCATTATGATCTAGCCATCTCGTCATCATCATTGAGGACCATGCAAATCCTTGTTTATATCTATCTTCAAATGCTTCTCGCAAACCAACTTTTGTTTTGCTTCCTTTTTCTCGAATTCCTGGAAAACTACTGAATATGTTATCAGTAGTACACCCACGAACTGCTTTCTCAAATACTGACCATTCTGGGTCTGGGGGAACTTTTGGAAGATTGGTCTTTTTATCTTTAACTACATTTCCTTTATAATCAAACACTCCTTGAGTTGTTATTGTTTGGTCTGCAATTCCGTTATACATAATTACATTGGGTGCAAGCAATTGTTCAAAATCTTTATCGCTGCTTACAATAATATGATAGTCATTTGGGTGTGCCTGAATGAAACCTGAAAAATTATCGTCTGTTTCCAAAATAGGATTATATAATACTGTGCAGTTGGTTTTTTCTGTAATAAATTTCTGAAAAATATCAAAAGCATCAAAAAACAATTGATCTAATTCTTGCTCTTTTGGAGTACATTTTTTTTTAGCTTCTGCTCTATTTCTTTTATATGGGGGATATACACTTTTTCTCCAACTGTTGCCATCAAATGAGAACACTAAATGTGTACCAGATCGAACCCGCCAAATTTTACCAATACTCGCAAATAGCATATGTAAAGACATGCCAACTATTTCTTCTGGCGTACCTTTAATCATATGTTTTACCCGATGCAAGAGATGATTACTATCGATCAATAAAAATTTATTCATAAACTATGATCCTTTATCCTTGTCAAGAAATTAAGTCCAATTTTGCTCACAATACAAAGCAATACATCATTTAATATCACACCTGAAAGTATTAGAACCAGCATGAATAAAATGATGTTCATGCACTTTGCACCCAAATCTTATATAAGAATAATATTTCTTAATGTATTCATTGCATCTCCCATTTCGTAAATTCTGGATTTGCTCTTGTGAAATTTTCTATAAAATCTGCAAGATGTTGTATTCCTTCGTGCTCTTCATCTTTATCACTCTTGCTGTTCCAATAAGAAGCATCATGCGGGCAAGCTCCAGCATGAAAAATTTCATGCCATAATGTATTTCTCAAATCCCTATGACCCAAAGTATATGAATATATTATTTGAAAATTTTCACAATCTGTAGCTGCTACTGCTTTTCTATCTTTTAGATGATCGAAAAATCCTTGACCTAAATCATCTACGTTCCATATATACCATTGTTTTCCATTTATGCTTACAATTGTTGGATTATCTGGCAATAAATCAGTTTTTTTATTTGGAATAATTCCCACATAAAATTGTATGAAAATTCCCAATGCTAAGAATAACATTATTGACATAACAATAATAATTATTTTCATTATTTCCTTTATGAATGTTCAGTTCTGCCATCTTCTAATTGCTTTCTTTTGATAATTTTTCTTTTATCTGGGTCAGCAGTTTCTTGCTCATATTCTTCAGTAATAACTGATCTACAAATATCATTAAACCATTGTTCTACTATTGCATGATCGTTTCTTCCCCTATATCCAGCTTTTACTAATTTGGCCAGAAATACATCATTCCAATCTAAATCAAATGCGCCATCCGATAAATTATTAGGATCGATATTAAATCCAATTATATCAACCCATGGCTCATGATTTAGTGTCGCAGTTTCTTTCGCTGATTTTTGTTCTTTTCTAGATTTTCTTCTTTCAAAAAATTTCTTTATAAAATTCATTTATTCCTCCATATCCAATACATCAATATAAGCTCTTTCTTCGCCTTCTTCAAATAAATTAAATTCTTTTGATTTTTTCTCATATGGATTAGATTTTGATTTTAATTCACTTTCTGGCCATTCAGCTTGCATATAAAACACATAGCCTTGTGTTTTTGGGGGCATCTTGTTCCATTCTTCAAGAGTCACTAATTTAATTTCGTCCATATTTCTATTATTTCCCCTTAGTTATTAAATTATATCCATCATCTTTTATTGTGTTCTCATTACAATGTTTGCATTAATCAAAATCCCCACTTGTTATTCCACAAAGAACATTGTAATCTTGGTGAATATCTATAACCATTTTCAATTGCCATTTCTGCTACTTTTGTAGCATTATGAGAATTATTTACATTATTTGATCCTTCTGCCATCAAATATATAGATCCTTTGAATCCAGCATCTCTATATTCTTTTTCTGCTTGTTTTACATCATTCAAATCTTCATCATTAGAAACCACAAATTTCAAATAAACTTTACTTCCTGGAATAGTTGTATAATCCATCACTACTTCTGGTAAAATAGATGATTCCCAAGTTTCTCCAGAACAAGGCAATTTTGCACTAACTGAAAATAATGTATTTAAATGATGAAAATTATAGCAATCACATAATCCTCTTCTTAATTCACTGGAAATTTTCTTTGTTCCGTTAGTTTCAAAAGTAAGATCAGTGAGATTCATATTTCTATTATAAATTTCTTTTAATAACTCTGGATACTGCTTTTGCCATCCAAGTAAGGGTTCTCCGCCAGTTAAAATCAAATGGCAATCCTGATTGAATTTTCCATCTCTAAGCAAATTTTGAATTCTATCAACTATTTGTTCTATGGTTTGTTCTGGACTTAAATCTTTAAAACGAGGGTCCCAAGAACTGTAAGAATCGCATCCAAAATTTAATATTGGTAATTGCTTAAAATCAGTATATTTGGTTGGATCAACTTGAAATCTTTCTGTGCTTTTTTCTCCCAGTGGCATATTAAATCCAGCACAAGTTTTGTTGCACCCAAAAACACGAACGAATACACTAGGAGTTCCACTATATCCTTCGCCTTGAATTGTTCCACCTTTTTTATTACCACCAAAAATTTCTGCTATTTTAATTGCCATCATATTCCTTATGTCTATCTTCTATATCTTTAAAATACTTGCCATCATAGTCATTGAATAATTCTTTTAATTTATCATATCCAACGTCAACTATAATTTCTTTTTTCTTTTTATGTGTCCAACACCAAGTAAATACTGGATCATGAATATAAATATGGAATAAATCACCAACTGTTCCATAATATTCTTTAATCGTGAAAACTTGGCCTTGCTCTACTATTCTTCCATATTTGGGAAGAGGAATACACATCAATAAATCGCATATTCTTCCAAGAATTTCATCACTGAACCATACAACCAATGCTAACCACCATGGTCGATCAATTAAATAAATCGATCCTGAACGATATTTAAAGTAACAATTACCACCAAAATGCCAACTTGTCATATTAATCCTTTAGTTGCTTCCATCCCAGCTTTAATAAATCAGTTCTAATTTCATCAGTAACCACTTCTTCATTAACAAACTTTGGATATCGTAATTTAATAATGTCGTCAGAACCCATTCCAGAACAATAATAATTTATATAAGTTTCGCCGCAATCTCTCAATTCAGCAACCACTGATCCTGAACCTCTCCATGAAGTTGACCAATATTCACCAACTAATATAGACTCAATATCCAATGGTTGCCATTTGCATATTAATGCAGCATATAAATTTTGAGCATAATTATCATCTTTAATTTTCTCTTTTATATATGCACTATTTTTCAGATCGTTTTTTAGATTAAATTTTTCATTCAACATAATTTATCCTAAATCATCATTGCAATTTTTACAACGCATATCTGGTTCAAAATTGCTAGTAAACAAAATAACTCCACACGAATGCCCTTTTAAACGACACCAAAATGCAGTCCATAAACTTACTCCTTTGGCTGGTTTAGAAAACAAATAATACAAAGTATGATACATAACTATATTTTCTCCAATTAAAAGGGAATGTGTTACTCATTCCCTTTTATTTAGGACATCACGATTTAATGTGATTGCCTCCACCAGATAGTCTTTGCTATCAGTCAAGCATTTATTTAGAATTAAAAAATGCCATAAATTCTGCTTTAGCGCTAGGGTTCTCTTTAAATACTCCACCCAGTCTAGAAGTAATGGTACTACTATTTTGGTCACGAATACCGCGATTGCGAACACATGAATGCTCTGCATTTATTGCTACAGCAATATTGTCTGTTTCTAAAATGTAGTTAAGAGCATAAAATATTTGTTCTGTTAATCTCTCTTGAATTTGTGGTCTTCTAGAAAAGAAATCAACAATTCTAGGAAATTTACTCAATCCCAAAATCTTATTATGTGGTATATAAGCAATGGTTGCATATCCATCAAAATTTTGGAAATGATGTTCACAAACTGAATGAACTGTTATATCTTTTACTGTTACCATTTCGTCATATAGCATCCTATTTTCGACAGTTGTACATTTTGGAAAATTATTATAGTCCAATCCCCACATTGTTTCATACACTAACATTTTAGCAAATCTTCTGGGAGTTTCTTTCAAACTATCATCAGATAAATCTAAGTTCAACATCTTCATTATATTACGAAAATTTATTTCTATTGATTCAATTTTTTGATAATCACTATTAAAAATAGAAGAATCTGACGTAGGAGTTTCCACACCTTTTTCTTGCAGAATTTTTTTAATAATCATTCCCAACAATGGATCAGCTTTTCCTTCGCTCATTATTATTTTTCCTTATATCTAATATTATCAAAGAAACTTATCAAAGTCAAGCATAAATAATGCCAGCCACGATGCGAGAACATCTACTGACTCTAACGTTCGATAGGAGAACATCAGCATATGTTTATTTATACAACGGAATATTTCATAGAAAGAGCCAATAAAATTCCAATATTAATCATTTCTTATTGTAATAAAAATAAAATAGAAAAACGTATTAAGAAATTTTTTAATAAAATATCTTATTAAAAGTAGTTTGTGAATTTTTAGATTTTAATCCGCACTTCCCACGACCACGAAAGCACATCCAATATCGATCATAATCATCTATTAATTTCATAGCTTCATCATAATGACTTGTTTGAAAAATACTGTCTATGATATCACTACAAAATAATTTATCATAATAAAGAATGGACCCATTTTTTTTATTACTGGTTAAAGTAGTCATTACTGCTGGAAAAATACCACTATCATATTTTTTATTTGCACAATGTATAGTTTCAATATGCTCCCAAACATTGTGTGCTTGAATTAAAGCATATGAAAATGAGTCCCAACTATTTTTAGATACTTTTCCTGATTTATTTAGTGATTTTGGTCCGTGAAAACACACATCACTAATTTTAAGTCTTGCACTAATTGGGCTATCTTCAAACTTAGAATAATAACCATCTTGTTCTCCAACCTCTTTTAATGATCGATAGTCAGTTGAATATTTTTTACCTTCGATTCCTTTAGCAACTGAAAAAGTCCAATGATCTTTATCTTTACCTATAGTATCATAATATATTCCGCCAAATCCAGCCGTTAAAAACGGCGTGGCACAATCATAACTAATTGTTAATTTGGGATTGTGATATTTTCTAATTGATCTTTGAATATCTGACAGCAACAAAGACCATTCTAAATCAGAATTTCCAAGAAAATGCACCCAATCATGAACTCCAGGTTCTAATAATCCATCAAATCGGCAATCAACCAATCTTTTCAATGCCAAATGCGGTTCCCAAGCATTTTGACTTGCGAACGACCAACCATCAAAATGATTGCTATATTGTTTTGGATCGCAAAATTTCTTCATAATACCATACCAATTATCAGATTCAGTATGATTACTTCCTTGAAGAACATTAAGTAGTTTGCATTCTCCAGTCCTATTTTTTATAAAATACTCATTATTAATCAAAGTTGCAACAGTTGCATCATTAATAGAATTAATTCCTGTTGCTTTTCTGCTTTTTTCTGAAGAGCAAGTCCATGAAGGAATATCTAAAATAATACCATAATCTGCATAAGCTTCCATCCAAGATAAAACTTTCTCTCTCTTTTCTTTAGCTTTGGGGCAGTTTATGTCCTTCCAATCTGCTTCCCAACTACCCTTTGCTATTTGGAATCCACCAGAATCTGCCAGAACAAAACTCTGTTTTTTATCTCTATCTCGCAACATTAATTCTTTAGAATCATATTTATTAATATCTAAATTTGCATTACCAGCACTAAAAAGATTTGGTTTATAATAAAAATATCCTAAATTCTTATTAGTCCAATTAAGACCTTCAATGCCATTTTCAAAATTAATAGGAATTCTTGCTGGATCGACAAAGTGCTTTTGCATAGCTCTTTGTCGTCCAACAAATGCACTGAAATAATTACTCACTGATGGAAGATATGCTGCCCATTTACTCAATCCATTTGAATCAAGTTGTTCTTGCCACATATCATGCTGCGGTAATTTTTCCTGATTCAAAATATTCTCCTAGTTACTATCTTTTGGATCCCAATACAAGTAGTTCCATAGTTACCTCATTTACTTGCAAGATGCAAGAATTGTGTATTGATGGACTGCCAAACCGCTCGTTACTGTAATTTGCATTGCACCAGCATCTGAAATCTTCATAACTTTGTCGCCAGTGAGATTCAAAATCCCTTGAACGTGAGAAAGTGGCCAATCTCGGGGAGTATTTAGTTTTCCAGGAATACCAGAAGAAAATACAAATTCGCCAGTATGAGTACTATGATCGCCAATTGAAAAATACAAATTATTCTTGTCAACCTTAGCATTAAATGTCCCTTCTGTAGCACCTGCTGCTTGCGACTGAAATTTTAATTTCTGAATAGCATTCTGCGTCGGAACAAAAGAAACATCCCAATTGATATTCTTTCTAATTTTTGTGGGAATTTGAGTTTCAATTACTTCTTTGCTCATAAATCGATAGTCATTTCTGAAATCTCGATTAGCATTTTGAAATGAAATTCCAACTGGAACATCATTTGTTTTAGTTATCTGAATAAATGCATTTGATTTATATTCAGGAATGGATAGAATTGTGTTCAATCTACCAAGGTCATGCAACCCAAAAACACCTTCCAATTCAGAAACTGGTTTAATAAATTGTGAATTCAAAACCACTGATTGATCAGCAGCAATGCTATTTAATTCAGTTGTTGTATCAGTCCCTGTAACTTTAACTAGTTCGAGAAAACCCAAACCATTTGTATATTCCAATATTTCTTTTAATGCATCAATCATAATTTTTCCTTTATTATTTATATAAATTCTATGTTTTAATTATATGTTTATTTGGCAGAAATGTCAATGAAATTATGAAAAGAAATCCTCAAAAGTAGTGTGTTGCTGAGTTGCTTTTTTAATTCTTTCCCAACTTGGTAGTTTTCCAAGAAGATTTTCTATTTTTTTATCAACCACTGAAGCTAACGCAGAATCAGAATCAATAGGAAGTTTAGTAAACCAATCAGGCAAATGAGCTTCATCAATGGGATATGCTACAGAAGTCATCCCCAAAATATTATTTTTAAGCTGAACTACCACACATTTCATTCCATCTGTTATGCGAGTATGGATATTATCATTATTCATTTCCCGTAAATTATTCCAATTTATCGCTGCTCTTGCATGACCTGGGACTCTGCTTCCTTTTCCTGATTTAACTTGAGCAGTATACATCGTCAAATTATTGACTCTCTTTGGTGTACCTTGTTCCCATAATGGCAAATTCTTAAATTTGTTTCTAAAATTATTAATTTTTTGAATTAGTATTTCTTCACTGCCATCTTTCAGCAAATCTAAAAGAATTTCAGTAAGAAATTTTTGGCAAATCTCTGGAGTATCGCTACGTCTTAAATCCAATCCCATTGCTTTTAGTTTAAGATGGTCATCATCATACCAGTTTCCATCTTTAAACATATTTAAAATTGCATAACGTTTTTTTGTCATATAAATTCCGCGATAACCAACAGATTCACATACTGCTTTAATTAAAGACCCATATTTTTCTGGACAATTAAATGCTTTCTCCATAAATGATTGGAATGATTCATTTACTTTATCTCCAATTGCCAAATAAAGTTGCACTGCTATTTCTTTATTCCACTCTGTATGGCCAGCAGCAACTAATGGTTTCATTATTGGCCATGCTGAAAAATTGCTTGAATCAGTATCAGCGTAGCATATTGCATCACCTTTATAATTATACTCTCCAGTTATACATTCATTAATAAAAGAATTCATATGTTTACAAATTGTTCTACCAGATAACGTAATACTTTGTCCAACCCTATTATCACTAAATCTAGATGCTGGGTTAGATATTGCCCCATATCCAGAATTAAGTTGAATTTTTTTTACATGTTGCAATCTATCATAATATATTTTTTCGCTTGGAACGATTGACTCTGCTTTAATTTTTTGATATTCTTTTCTAATTTTATACCAGTGAGCGAAAAGACCTGGAACTATAGCATCTCTTTCATATGTAAAAATTGTACCATTTGCGCTTAACATCCATTTTTGATCACTATTGAAAATCAAATCATAACATTGTTTTGCTGTTATAGTATCGCTTTTTCCTGAATCTTCCCAATCAATAGTAATATCTATTCCTGATTTTTGGTCCATTACTGCTTGATATTCCAGAGAACTAAATTGTTCTTCCCAAGCATGAGCATAGGTCATATTTGAAACTTTCTTAAATTTATCTTGAATATAATTATCTGTTATAACTGGACGTAACTGGCCAACAATGGTTTCAATTCCCATATTCATTGCCCGCAATGCAGAGGGATACAGACTATTAATATCAATTACCCCAATCCATTCGTGCATTCCAACTTTAGGATCAGCTACATAAGCCCCAACAATTCCACGATCTTCACTTGAACCAATATATTTCCCTTTATTTGGAACAACCAATCCTAATTCATGAGCCCTATTAACAACTGCTTGATCAAAAGTCGCAACAGTCCCCAAACAAGTTGGCAATAAAGTTGTTGTGTCATGCGCCACTTCATTTAATAATAAAATGAATTTTAATTTTTCTTCTAATTCTGATAAAAGAATTACATCTTGCCTATTATATTCGATAAATTTTTCAAAATCATTATTATATAATGAATCCAACGAACCAGAATAAACAGTTTTACTTTTTCCTAATTCATATTCAGCAATGGCATTTAAACTATAACTGTGGCGCTCTTCATATGTATATTTTCTATATAAATCCAAAAGATCAATATGAACTCTTCCAACTAACTCATACGTGTTAATTTCTTTTCCATATTTTTCTACTTTTGATGCTTTGGGTTTTTCATTCCAAAAACAAAATCTTCTCGTATCGTTGATGCTCATAATTCTGGCAACTCGATTAATCAAATACGGTAAGTCAAATCCTTCAGAATTCCAACCACTCAAAATATCAGCATCTTGAATTAAATCCAATGTTGTGTTGAGCATTTCAATTTCAGATTCAAAAACAAAAGTATTTTCAAATTTCTCAGCTATTTTTTGTGCTTTTTCAAATGAAATTGTTTTAGGTGGAACTGCCAATGTAACTAATTGATTTAACCATTCTAATTTCAAAGTAATTGATGTTATTATATTAAAAGGATCTTCAATTGGAGCATAACCGCTTTTTTCTTGATCAAAATCGCATTCAATATCAATAAAGCAAATATTTAAATCTGGCGCTGGTTTGCTTTTATAATTAGAAGAAAGACATTTAAAAACTAAATTTAGATCGCTCTCCCAAAGTTTTTTTCCTTTTAAAATAGCAAGTTCTTTATAAAATTCACTACTAGATTTCGGAATTATCTTAGTTACAGGAGTATTATAAATTGTTTTGTGATTTCCATTTGGATCATCTATATAAAAAGAATAATCCACAGGATATGTATTAAATATCCTTTTTCCATTAACTCTCTCCGCAACATCTATGCAATTAGTTTTTTTGTTTTGTATTGCTGATATATATGACATAGTAAAATTATACCTTATATTTTATTTAAAGTAAAGATAAATAAATTATTAAAATTTTAAAGTTAGAATAAATTCGTCGAGTATTTTATTAATAGTCTTTTGCTTCCAATAAGGAATACATAACAAAGGAATTTTATTATTAAAACAAAAATCAAATTTTATTTGATCATTTCTTTGTTGATTTTTAAATGTTATTTCTCCACCAAACAATTCTATAGATTTGTAATGCTGGCCACCTTGAAATTCTATAAGTGCTATTAATTTGTTATCTTTATTTCTTAAACCAAAATCAAATGGTAAACTTTTTATATTCTTGCAATCATTAAATTTTATTTGCGAATTAAAGCTAATATTATTAGTCTTTAAATAATTTCTAATCAATAATTCCCCATTAGATAATTTACAATTTTGGCACCCATTTCCAGATAAATGACTGCCAATTGTTTGAACAAAGACTCCATGATCAGGACATATTATTTTAACTTTTTGACTGAATTTTTTATATTCATTGATTAAATTATACTGATATCTGAAATTATGTACTATATTTGCTCTATTGATAATATCAACTATATTCCCTCTCAATTTATCACTAGTAGATTCTCTCCCACACTCTAAGCAATTTTCTCCAGCTAAATGATTATTAGGAGTTTGCCAGAAACTTCCATGAGTTTTACAAATAATTTCTATATTAGCTTTATCACCGAGATATATAGATTTTGAATAATCATATCTAAAATTGTGAATTTTATTTGCATATTTAATAAATTGTTCTAGTGTTTTTAGCCGTAAAATTCCACCAAGTTTATTAGAACATTGAATACAACCATGGCCATGTTTATGACTATCAGCAGTAATCCAAAATTCTCCATGAATGAGGCATATTATACATACTTTATTTCTAATAATAGAATATGTTTCTGTAACTTTAGAATAATCATATTTATTGTTATATAAAGAATTACAAAAAGTAATAAATTCGTCTACTGATTTTCTGGGACGATTATTTTTAGAACATTCAAAACAGTCATGACCTTTCATATGATTTGCTGGATTAACCAATAAATCTCCGTGAATTGGGCAAATAACGCATATATTAGTATTATTATTAATATATACTGATTTTTGATAACCAAATTTACTATTATGAGCAATATTTGATTTTTTTATAAAGATCGCTGTGGTATTTGCCCGCATTATTAAGTTTCCGTATTATTTGCGTCCAATAGCTGTAAGAATAGCTTCCAAATCTTTTAAATCTTCTTCGTGATCTTTAAAATTACCTTTATGAGCCACTGTAATAGCAGTCTTTAACAGCTTCGCTGGAATCTGAAGTTCCTCTGAAATGGCTTTAACTGTTTCATTCATGCCTTCATTTAATGATTCCACTTCCTCTTTTACTTTAACTCCTTCATATACCAAATCTTTCAATCTTTGAATTTCTGCTGGTCCTAATGCTTGTGTCAATGCCATATTAATGCTCCTTTGTTTATAATTAATTGTATCATGAGTCGTGTTTAATAGCAATAATATTTATTAAAGCAATAAATACTTATATGCTTATAAATGAATTCTACAAACCGAAAATATCTAAGAGCGCAACTTATGCTATAACGAATCATCTTTTCAATAATCCTCTTAATATTCCATATTTAAAAAATCAACTTGAAAAATTTGGTTGGAAATTGGAAGGATCCGGTGTTTATAGTTCGGTTTGGAGTAATCCCAAAAAATCATATATCCTTAAAATAAATAAAATACCAGATCCTGGATTTGATCATTATGTTTCTGTTATTAAAGGAAGTAGAAATCCACATTTTCCAAAAATTAGTGATAGAAGACAAATATTTATTACAGGAAGAAGTTATTATGCATATTTAATTGAAAAATTAGAGGAATTTCCAAATAGAGCTACTGCTGAAGATTATGCATCTATGTTCAATTTTGTAATTAATCTTAATATGGAAGAAAAACCTTTAGAATCACTAATTGAAGAGTATGGAGCAATTCCTGAAATATTCAAAAAACAACCAAAATTAATTAAAGCATTGCGTATAGTTAGCTATGAATCTAAACCATTTTTTAGGATTGATTTGCATGACGAAAATTTTATGCAAAGAAAAGATGGAACAATTGTAATAACTGATCCATACATTGGGGGTTATAATGAAACTAGACGAATATTCAAAAACGAGAATACCAGCCAAATTTTCTAAAATTGTGTTTGATCGCAGTACTGATAAATATACCATAGAAGGCAAATTAAAAAAATTGGGTTGGACTCTTCTAGGGGCTGGTTATTATAGTACAGTATATTCAAATCCAAAAAAATCTTATGTGTTAAAAGTTAATGATAGACAAGATACTGCGTATGCACAATATGTATCTTTAATAAAGAAATATAACAATAAACATTTTCCAAAAATAAGTGATTTGAAATTTATAGAAGTTAATGGTGGTCGATATTACATATATCTTATTGAGAAATTAGATGATGTACGTTCTGAAATGAAACATTTAGCTAATGTTTTTAGTGAAATAATAGATTGTCCATATTCATCACTAACATTTTTTAATACATCTCATACGCAACTTGATTATTTAAAACAAAATCCAGAATTAGTTACAGCACTCAGAATTATTGGAAAATTTAAACACAATATCAAAAATCCATATATTTCCAATGACATGCATGGCGGCAATATTATGCAGAGAAAAGACGGAACAATTGTTATAACTGATCCTTATGCAAGCTGATGGGAAAATATAATGAAAATCGATGAAATAACAAAAGAGAAATTAGAAGAAGCTGTTATACATGCTGCTGAAATTCAGCATATTAGAGCCCGTGCAAATATTGTTGCAGGTTTTTGCGATAGAATGGGAAATTATCCTTTAATATATAGAGCATTTAATGCTACAACACCAGAAACTCCTATTATCAAAGTTACCAATCATGAAAATAAAAATTTTGAATATAACGCAAAAGGAATGTTTGCAAGTTCTCTTACAGATATAATGAAAAAATTGGACATAAAAAATCCAACTTTTTGTACTATGATCACTCCAAGCGAATTATATTTGTTTCATGGCCAAGCTAGAATTTTTGTTCCTACAGAGAATTATAAAGTTGTTTGGAGTCCAGTAGTGGTTGATATTGGTGGTAATACTGTCGCTGGAGAAGATGCAGACAAATATGGAATGATAATTACAGGAAATATGGGGCATATGACAGATGATAGAAGAATTCCAGCATCTATGGCATCTACATATAGAGAAGGACTTCCCAAGAATTTTACTAAAAATGAATTAATTTTTGATTGTGATGAATATTATTTAATTAATATTGGAACTTTTCTTAAAAAATATGTTGGAAAAGCTGCCAAAGAATTGGTGTATTATAGAAAGCATAAAATTCCAGGAATGAATATAGAAGTGAACAATACATTTCCAAGCTTGAAAGAGGATTTATTTAAAACGAAATTTAGAGATTATAAAACATTGGCATGGTATATACGAAATCCTATGATGAATTATCTGGATTGGCTGGAGAAAATAAGAAATGAAAATCGATGAAATTCCAAAATGGAATCTCATTAGAGAATATCCAGAAAGACCGTCTGGAGAAGTTGAAATAAATTTAGAGTACATTGGTAAACCAGACACGAGTGATCATTCATTGTGGTGGAATAATGAGAATAAACGAAATAGAACCAAAAATTGATATCGATTATTATATGGAAAGTTAAAAGATATTAAAGAGTTAATAAAAATTATGCATAAGGATCAGTTATAACAATTGTTCCATCTTTTCTTTGCATAATATTTCCAGAATGCATATCAATAAAATAGTTATTGTGTTCAGAACCAACTATGCATAATGCATCAACTAGTTTTGGTTGTTTTTTAAATATGGTAGGAATATGGTTATTAAACAGTTTAGAAATTGAATATTTTGGATCCGCATTAATAATTGTATTGAAAAAAGTTGAGTAATTATCACCAACAAAATGGCCAGGAATTTTAAATAATTTTTCAATTAAATAAGCACAATAAATTTTAGGTCCAATAGCTATTTCTCTCATATCACTTATTTTTGGAAAATGAGGATTTTTACTTTTCTTAATTATATTAACATAATGATCGAATGCTCTATCAGGAACTTTATTTATTTTAAGAATATAAGATTTTTTAACATTTCCCCAAACTGAACTATAAACTCCTTCATCTAAATATATCCATCCAAATTTTTTAAGACGATTTCTTAGTTGCTGAGTATTTCCAGCGCCATAATTGAAATGATAATTTATTTCATTATCAATATCTTTAGATATTTTCGGTTTGTATAATTCATTTAAATTCATAGTTATCCTTAGAAGTATGGATCAGTTATAACAATTGTTCCGTCTTTTCTCTGCATAATATTTCCAGAATGCATATCAAAAAATAATCCTGGCACATTACTTGTTTCTTTATTTTTTCCAATAATTTGTGCAGCTTTAAATAAATCAAGATGTTTTTCAAAATATTCAAATCCTGCTTTTGTATCATATAATCTATAATAATCTTGCTCTATTTTTTCAGAGGAATTTCATAATTATTCATAATAAAATCTAGTCTACTAGCTATTGCTACTCCATATTTTGCCTTATGTAATTTCTCAATAAGATATATGTAATATCGACCACCATTAACTTCTATAAATTTCAAATCACTTATTTTTGGAAAATGTTTATTATGCAATTTTCTTATTATTGACACATAATAAGCATAAGCTTTATCCGGTTGTTTATTGATTTTTAGAATATATGGTTTTTTAGGATTTGTATATACTGCTGCAAAAGACCCTCCGTTAAAAAATTCCCAACCAAGTTTTTCTAATTTTTGGTCCATATTCAATGAAGATGATGAAGTACGAACTTCATCATCAACTACTTTAAAAACTTTTACAGGAACTCTTGGTTTTGAATATTCATCTAGTCTCATATTTTTCCTTAGTGAAACATTAAGTATGTACCTTTTACTGTAGGATCTGTTGCTGAAACGTCTCCTTCTCCAGGAAGAACTGTAACATTCCATTTTGGTTTAGTGCCGAGCGTTTTATTCATCTTCTTTTCCACAAATTCATCATAACTTAAAATAGTATCAACATCTATATCATATTTTTCAGCCAATCTATCTTTTAATTCATTCCATTCTTCTGGACCTCTAAATTGTGTGGCTCCTGCTGCATTTTTAATAAGCTTAATACCTTTGCGTGCAATTAAATCATAGAATAAATCTTTGGGCACTACTTGGCTATGTTTAACTGCACTTATATTAACTAAATTGCTTTGCGTTGAAGATGCACCAGCACTAAAATTAATTACAAAATTATCTGGCTTGTCCTCTGAATTTGCAACATCAGCTATTTTGGTGTAAGCATAAAACAAATTATTTGGGAATTCTCTAGCAACATCCCAAGCCATATCCATATATTCAGGACTGAAGAAGTCTCCTGAATCATGCCACCTTATTGAAACTTCAACATCTCCTTTATTAAAATCTTTATCTGTAAAATTATCCCATTTAGCGATTGCTTTTGAAATTTCACCAATTAATTCTGCTTTAAATCCTTCTGGATCATTCAATAAATAATTTAATGTTTGCGCAGACTTCATGCTAACTCCAGGAAACATAATATAGCTTCCTTTCATTGCGAAACAATAATTTTTGCAAATACCTGCACCAGGGCAAGTATCAACAACTACAAATTCTCCTGTTTCTTCATTAACTGACAATCCTTTTAATGCTGGCAAACCAACATTATAATAAACTGTGGCAGTACCATTACTGTGTTTCATCTTCTCATTCTGTTTAAGTAAGCCACTAGGTCTTTTAGTAATAGCATCTCTTAAAGCATCAAGATCATACTTATCGCCATTTTCATCAATAATAGGAACTGAACCATCTGCATTCTTTTTTACATTGCTTGGGTGAATATATGGCATAGTGTATGGATCAAGTTTATTTTTCTTCTTGAATACTGTTCTATCAAGATAATCCTGCATTTCTTTATGACTTGCGTTTCGATATTTAGAACCAAGACCAAATTCTCCAGCTTCTCCCAACATCTCGTCTTCCAATTCAGTTTCTTCTGGATTTTCGCCATCCAAAAATTGATCGAGAGACATAACAGTTAGTCCATTGAGCATACCTTCAGATATTTTTGATAGTTTAATTTTCACTTCACATCCTGGAAATTGTTGTTTAAGGGCTGATATTGCTTGCTGTATATTCATATTGGGAACACTTTTCTTTCCAATATAAGTCATATCATGCCCATCTTCGTCTTGAACTCCTATGTATCCATATTCATATTTTGGGCCATAAAAACCACCATCTTTATAAACTGTAAATTTTCTTGATTCTTTTATTTCAGAAAATCGCATTTTATCTCCAATTTTGTTTACACATGCTTCAACAATAAATTTTTGACTATTTCTTCCAATCGAATTAAATTCTTCTGGAGTTATCCATTTAACAGCTTTTATTTCGTTACCTGGTTTATCAAAATCAACTGGGTCTTTAACTTCTCCAATATAAATTGTCATTTCAGAAGATTCTGTGTAACCTTTTATTAAACCTTTCCACCCAAGTTTAATAAATTTAATATTTGACTGCTTAACCCCACACTCTTCGTTTCCTTCTCGTAAAGCAGCTTGTAAATCTGTTTCTTTTCCATCGATATGCCCTTTAGCTATCATCCACTTGCTTCCGCCATAAGTTGGATCACTGCTCATAACAAACATCATTCTGAGTTTTCCAAAGTTATCAAAATAATAAGGAATAAATCCAGCTTTTCTTATTATTGATTTATCAAACGCTTCTTGTAATTTTTTAACTGTCTCTCCTTTCACTTCACAATCCGAGGAACAATATTTTTGATTCGCTGAGTGAACATTCTTAAATTCGCTTTCACAAGTTGGGCACTTCTTATTCTTTGCTTTGCTTGCGTTTGCAAACTCTCTATATGTTAATTTTGGAGTTTCTTTTGATTCTTGCATATGAAATGCCATAACACTTCCTGGAAGTGGAACTTTTTGTCTTGGAGTTAACCATTCTTCCAATTCTGCCATAATATATTCTTTATTTCCAGTCACATATAAATGATCATTATTTATTCCACGAGCATCACACTCTAATTTAAATTTATTTGTTGGAGAAGTAACATATGGAATTATTTGTTTAAGTCTATAAATTGTGTCATCATCATATTTTCCAAACTCAATTATTGTATTATCTCCGCAATCCCAACCACCCTGTCTAATTCTAATTGCTCCTTCACTTAATCTACAAATATCATAACCACGTTTTGCACGAATTTCTGAATGCCATGCTGCAATATATACTTTATTAGTGATTGTTATTAATCCTGCTCCAAATCCAAGTTTATCTTCTGGCCCCAACAAAGATAATTTTTTTAATGATCTTGGATTTATTCTGGCAGAAATTGGATATTTGTTTACAGCTTCACTAATTCCCATACTATGTAACATATTACTATCAGCTTTGTTTATAGTTTTCCCGTGATGAATATAGCCTCGTACATCATCAAGAACATCTAAAAGTTCTGGTTTAATATGAGTCTTTTCTGCTTCTTCTTGCGCTTCTTTATTCCACTTATCAATATATCCTTTCTTTTTTGCTTCAGCATTTAAAAGCTTTATTCTTCGATGAGCTTCTTCTCTGTCCACTCTTGGAAATTCCTCATTATTAAAAATTTCATAGGCGTAATCAATTTCATTTTTAAGCCATTCTTCATTGGATGGATTATAATCATCTTTATATTCAGAAATAATATTGCTATTGGAGCGATCTATGGAACAACCTTGAAATTTCGTGCTCAAAACTTTTGATTTAGCCATTAATTTGACATTAATTGTTGGCTTTTTTATGAATTGAATTGCACGACCATTTTGTTGAACAGCAGCAAGTTGCACAGCTTCGCTTGGATTGTCGATGTATTCAATTGCCCAACCATCTTGTCGAACAGCAGCCATTTGCACAGCTTCGCTTGGTTTGTCGATGTATTCAATTGCACGATAATTTCGTTGAATAGCAGCCATTTGCACAGCTTCGCTTGGCTTGCTGATGTATCCAATTGCATAACCATTTTGTTTAACAGCAGCCATTTGCACAGCTTCGCTTGGATTGTCAATCCATTCAATTGCATAACCATCTCGTCGAACAGCAGCCAGTTGTGCTTTTTCATTTGATGAATATTTATTATTTTCCGCAATGATATTTTTATTAGTCATATTTTTGCTGCATCCCATGAATTTTGTGCTCAAAACTTTTGATTTTTTTGGTTTTGCTCCAAGAATTGGGCCAAGATTGTCAACTTTATCTTGTGGGCCAAGCCACTTTGGATTTCTGTATGGTTTTGTTGATCCCAATAATGATTTCTTTTTCATATAGTTACTCCAATAATTTATTCTCTTTAGTATTTATAGTTTTTCAAATAAATCAAAATTATGTATATATAATTCTCTGTCAATGGCAATATATGCTCCGTGAATCCACACATCATAGCTATTTTCTAAAGCCCATTTCAAATTTTTATTGGTCAATTTATTGTTTACTATGAATTTTTTAGCAATTATTTCATCTGTTCCTAACTGTTTCAATTCTCTTCCAAGATCAATAATTGCACGATCAACTACTGAACCAGATAACATAACCTTTTCGTCGTTAGTAAAAGAATTGTACGTCTTAATAATATTTCTTATTACTGTAGTAATATTAAAATAATTTACTTTTTTGGAATAAAACTCATTAAGAGTATACCAATATTTTAAAAATTTTTTTATATTTTCTGAATATCCATGGACATCGTATTTTTTACGATTCCAAAAATCAGAAATTTGGTCTACATATGTGCGTAAATTTTCGTCAATAGCTTCTGTTGGAAATATATAACTTGCCCCTGAACAACAAGTATGTCGTTTACTATACGCAAAAGTAAATCCATTTATAGGGAATATGACATATAATTCACCCCATGGTTCAGCCATTTCAGGATCACTATTACAAAATAAACTATTTCCTCGAAGAGCAGTAAAACCAGTCATTTGCATATATTTGTCTACTATTTTAGTAAGCTCAGTAGATATTTCTCCTTCAATACTTCTTCTATTTTTTCTTGGATATCCCATAAAAATACTTGGTGAGTTTTCTCTAACACCTCGAACGAGATCATTTGCTCCTTTCATTTTCAAAAATTCTGAACAATGATCTTTTATCCATAGAGATAAAGATTCAACATTAGCATTGATTTCTTTAACATCTCCTGAACTTAGTTTTGACATATCCAAATCAAACTCTCGGAGTAGCATTCTTTCTTCTCCTACGATTTCTCTTAATTTTTCCATATACTGAACTATTAGGATCTCCACCAAAAAATTGCCCAGATGGAGGAGTGTTTGTTCCGTTGACAGTTGCAATCGATCCAGAACTAGTTGATCCGCACGATGCTGATTCTTCTAAATCGTTATCTTCATTAAATCTATAAAATGGTAATATTATTTCTAATAAAGAAGATTCTTCGCTAATTGCAACATAACTTCCGTGTATCAAAATTTCAAATCCATTTGTCAATGCATATTCAAATCCTTCATTATTTTTAAAATGATATTTTTGAACAAACTCTTGTGGCAGCAATGTAATCAAATCATTGTAAAATTCATTATTCTCTCTGGAGACACTATATTTTTTTTCGCCAATATCAAACTCCATAGTTAAATCTTCAGCAAGAGCACACCACGAATAGTCAAAACCATTCAATGGAAAAATTATATATACTTTGCCATATTCCTGCGCTGTAACTTCCATAGAAGTAGTAAAAATACTATTATCTCGTCGTGCTTTAAATCCAACTTGTCTTAGAACACTATTTAATTTATTATTGATCTTGCGGTCTGTTCCCAGTGGTGCTCTATTATTAATAGGTTTGCCAAAAAATACATCACTATAAGACTCTTTCCCACTGAATAAAAAATTACTATGACTGTTTTCATAAACTTTTACAATTTGAGAACAGTTTTTCTTAATGAACTGAACAATTTTATCTTCTGGCTCATTTGAGGGATGCATTCCAATCTTTATTTTTTTACTGATTTCGTTTATTTTCATAAAGTTTTTGTCCACTGTAAATATGTATTTGAATGTCTAGTTACCATTAATTCTGATATTGCAATAAATTCTCCACCAAGATATATTTCTTTTCCTTGTTGTAAAGCCAATGATAATCCCATATTTTCCCTAAATTCATACTTATCAGCAAAATCATTGGGACTTAAAGAATGAAGATCATACATCATTTCTGTATATCTTATATCTGTAACTAAATCGCAAAAATCACTCCAAGTATATCTAAAACCATTCTTTGGAAAAATTTGATAAACTGCACCATACTCAGATGCTGTTGTAATATTTCCTATACAGAACAAACTATTGCCACGCAATTGATGAAATCCTGCCAATGATAATTTTTTATCTATCTCATATTGTTCTTTATAAGTAAGCGATAATGGTTTTCTATCTGTATGTGGTTCCCCTACAAAAATATTACTTGGTGCTGATTGAAATCCATGATACATTGGTCCAGCTTCTTCATAAAATTTTAAAAATTCTGAGCATAATACTGACACTTCTTCCAAAGCTTTTTTAAGAATTAATCCTTGCTGTTCAAAAGCAGAAGCATCGATATGTAGTTCACATATTTTCATTTATTTTACTGCTTGTAATGTTGCTCTTAAAAACCAACCAAACTTTTCTTGTTGATCTGCTAATCCTTCAATATAATTTTGAAGACCAATATGATTTACTGCCAATTTATCAACTTCAGTTAGCATTTCCAATAATTTATCATTGTCAATCAATAATTCATGAATCATTTCATTTGCTGGCAATACTTCTTGAAAATCTTCTATAACTGATAAACTAAGTAATTCATTTACGGACGATGGAACAAATATATCCAATGCTCTAAGTTGCTCACCAATACTGTCAAAATTACTTTCAAGATTTTGATATATTTTTTCAAGCAATAAATGTAACTCGAAAAATCTTGGACCAGTTATATTAAAATGCCCAATATGAAATTTAATTCCTAAATGAAAAACAGTTGCAGTCGCCACTTTCAGACTCATTTCTAAGTTATTCATTATATACTTCTCCTATTACTAAATATTATTTTATTTCCTAATTTCTCGCTCATTGCGATATAGTCACCATGAATTAAAATTTCATTATTTCTAATAATTGCATGAGTTAAATCTGTATTCTTGAAACCATAATCTCTAATAAAATCAGTTGAAGAAAGCTTATATAAATTTTCTTTAAATATTTCTGCTTTATTAATATCTTCTTGTGATGGTGTCTCACCCCAAGGAGTGGGAGTCAAAGCTCTTACATATTCGTCATATAAATCAATAGCAGTATTACACCATGTATATGAAAATCCATCCAATGGAAATATAATATGTAGGTCACCATATTTTTGCGCTGATAGTTTAGAAGAACAACAAAAAATGCTGTTTGATCTTAATGCTTCAAACCCACTTTTTTGTAATTTACTATCTATTTGCTTCTGTACTGAAGATGGTATATCTATTGGGTGTCTATCAGATGGGGATTTTCCGAAAAATACATCTCCATCTTTGAAATTATATATATTACTGCCAAAATATCGTGTGATGCCGCGATACAATACTTTTCCATATTCTCTATACAAAGACATAATTTCACTGCAATGCTTATTTAAGAATATTAAAATTTTAGTCTCATCTTCTTTTACATAAGCTGAAAAACCTTTCGATTTGTCAAATTCATTAAGCAGCATGTAATTTTGCTCCGTATTTTTTAGCAATTTCTTTCATTTTTACATACATCATATGTTTCAAATTTGTATTCTTCCAATCATTATCTACAAATACATAAAAAATTTTCCAATCATTTTTATTATTGGTTGTTAAAAACATACCAACTTCGCCATATCCTTCTCCGCTAACTCTCAATTGATACGATTTCTTTTGAAGTTCTCCTTTCCACTTCAATTTAGTTATATCTAACGTCGAATTGTTAACTTCGCTTATTCTCATATTTTACTCAATTCAATACTTAAATAATTTTCTCCATCATGCTTTAATTTTTGCACTGGATATCTTTCAGAGCTTTTCTAGCATCCACAGATAAAATATAATCACTGTCTACATAATCAAAACCTAATTCTTTTGCAACGTTAATAAGTTTATCATATAACATTTGTCCAAGACCAGTCGATTGCCAATTATGATTAGATGTTAATTGACTTCTTGAAATTTTTAATGTTTTCTTGGTTATCTCATTAGAAGTTATAAAACCTTCTACTTCATTAGTTTCTGGATTTCTTGCCCTAATTATTATTCCTAGGTGTTCCTCATCACTATTCCAATCTTTAAATGGTCTTTTATCAATTTCCCACTTTAATTTGCTTATATCTTCATCTCTATCATTAAAACTTTTGTAGCCAAAATCTGGTGCCTCATTAATTATATTCCATAAAGCTTTTTTTAATTTATGATAATAACCTATATTTCTAAATTCTTTTTTAGTAAATCTCCAATATTTGTCATTTTCTGTTCTTGGATTAGAGTCAGACATAAAACTTCCATGTTTCCAATAAATGATCCAAGCGACAGGCATGTTGTTAACATACATCATAGCCATTTTACTTATTTTACCTTTATTTCCTGTTTGTAATATCCAACCAAATTCTTTTTGCGCTGTAAATGTAGGAACATATAATTTATATTTTGTAGCTTCTTTGATTAATTTTATAATTTCATCATTGCTTTTACCAACTTTTATAACTTCTTGTGCAATAGATTCGCTGATAAAATAACTATCTGATTTATGTGGAGTATAACTATTTCTTATTTCCCAAGGAGCTTTATTATAATTTAAAGATGATTGATATATTAATAAATCATTTAATTGAAATTTTACATTTGGTATTTTTACAAAATAATGTTTTTTATTATCATATCTTTCATATTTTCCAAATGGTAAGTCAATATCATAATATTTTTCTCCATTATTAAAATCTACTCTTACCCAAAAATGAAGTTCATGCAATTTTGGATTTTTATGGCCAACCACGTATGAATCAATATTCTTTATATTTTTTAATACACAATCAGAAATTGACTCTGCAATACTATCACACAAACCAACTTCTCCTCCTTCCCATTTATCATATATTTTTTGTGCAGCTTTAATCATTTGTGGTCTAAGTTGAAATAATTTAGCTCTATAGGAATAATCAAATGATTCTTTTAATTGAACTTTACTTAGATCAATTTCATAATACCCTTTATTAAATTCTTTGCCTTCTTTGTACTTAACTGTATATCTTGCTGCCAATCTTTTCCACGCTTTTTCAGCAGCCGCTGATCTATCAGTATCTGATCGAAAATATTTATATCCTAATTGTTTGGCTTTTTTAATCGCTTTGTCATACAGAATTTGCCCAAGTCCAGTACCTTTCCATTTTAAATTAATTCTAATAAAAGAAATTACTAATGTTTTTGAATTAACTTCCACCAAATCAATATCTGCCACACTAACACCAGAGGAGTTATTTACAATTATCCAAAATCCACCAATTCCGTCATTATTACTGGGTATTACTGAATAATCAAATTTTAATCTTGAAAGCTCTTCATCTCTATTATTAAATTTTGTATAATTAAAATCAGGTTCTTCATTTATAACTGACTCATAAAAATTTGTTTTATGCAATTGTCTATCTTTGAAATCCCATTTATAATGTTGAAAATATCCATTACCTGATCCAACAGTAACATCTATTTTAACATCCACTTTTATTCTATGAATAATATTCATAATTAGCTTATAAGTACTATCACTCAATTTTTGTATTGTTTCTATATAAATTTTACCCGGAGCATAAATTGGACGGGAAACTCTTACACATCCAATTTTATATATTCCTTCATAACCATTATATCCCAATCTTGTAGCCATTGTTTCGTGAGTTGTTCCTGGAACAAGTGGAACAAAAGTTTTATCTGGAAATAGCCAGCCACTTGAATCTATTACAGATTTTTTGTTTCCAAGTTTTAATTTATATTCTAATCCAGCTTTAGATTCATTAATTGGTTTTTTGCAAGGAACATATGCTCTAATTGTTTTATCACCACGAATTTTAGCAGAAATAGTCCTATGAAATCCATCTAATATTTCCCCTCTTTTTGTTAATACTATTGGAGGAAAAGGAGTTATTTCATCAGAATATTGGTCATCATCTTCATCTAAATCATTTATGTTATCTAATTTTTTTATAGAAACATTTTGTAACTTATACCAGACACTATCCATTCTATCCCAAATATCAGAGCCAGCATCAATCTCTTCCTGTTGGTGCAAATCATATATCATACGTTGAACATCCCCATCTAACATAAATTCTGGATATTCATTCGCTTCTATATTATAAACGTTTTTTGGTCTATAAATCACGTCATATATATCTTCATTTATTGGAGCAAGCAAAACTTGATCAAATATTTTTTTAATCTCTCCAACTTTCATAGAATTTGGATATAATTCTCGAATAATAGTATATCTATCGCTTTCATTAGAAGAAGTATACATCTTTCTTATTTGAGAAGCAGAGGTTATCTCTTGTCCCAAAACTCTATACTTATGGACAGGAATAATTACATAATATGCATGTTTATTCAAAGTTTCTAGTGGAGTAGAAGGCCCAGGATATGGTAGTAAAAATGACAGGGTCCCATCTTTCTTTATCGTTGGTCCGAGTCTTTCTGCATCTTTTTCACTTAAACCAAATATAACAATAGTATTGTTTGAATCATATTTACTAGTTATCTCCAATGCTTTATAAGGACTTGTTACTTGTACAAATCCATTTTTAGGTATGCCAGCTTGCACTGCTAAAAATTGTTTTTGCTTAAATGAAAATGGTCGCTCACTTATATTATTAGTGGAAGCTATATAATGATGTGCATTTGGAAATTTTGAAATCAAATATTCCCAGCAATATAAATGTTGTGGAAGGAATGGGTGAAACCCACCGCTAAAAATTGTTGCAGTTGTTTGTTTTATTTTTTCTTCAAACAAATTTTGTAATCTCATACTTATATTTATTCTTTTTCATATAAATACAAATGCGAGTCACGATGATTTCGACATCTACTCGCTCTAAAGACCACTGGAGGTCATTCAGCTATGACTATTTATACTACTGCATATTTTATATCAAAATCAAATTCATAATTTTAAATATAATTATAGTAAATCTATATACATTAATGCAAAAAACAAATTAATAATTATTTGCCCAATTCATGGAGAATTTTTGCAATCTTCTCATGCACATTTATCAGGAAATGGTTGCCCAAAATGCTGTGGATTTAATAGAACATTTACAGAATTTGTTAACTCTGCAAATATTATTCATAATTTTAAATATTCTTATATTTCTAAAACTTATTACAACGCCAAAAAGAAAATGGATATAAAATGTAAGGAACATGGAATTTTTAAACAAGCCCCCGGCGTGCATTTACAAAAAATTGGTTGTCCACAATGTGGATTTAACAGTATTTCTAAAACAAAAACAAGCAATACAAAAGAATTTATAACAAAAGCTATTATCATACACAAAAATGAATTTATTTATGATAATGTAAATTATTTAACTTCACGCCAAAAAGTTGAAATAATATGTAAGAAGCATGGCTCTTTTTGGCAAAGCCCAAATAAACACTTAATGGGAAGAAAATGTCCAAAATGTAAAAGAAGTTCTGGAGAATTAAAAATTATAAAAACGTTGGAATCATTACCAATAGAATTTGATGAACAAATAAGAATTACATTATGCAAAAATAAATATCCATTACCTTTTGATATAGGGATTATTAAAAATAATAAAATTATAGGATTAATTGAATACCAAGGAAAACAACATTATGAACCTATTTTTCAAAAATATTTTGAATCTACTAAGAAAAATGATTATATAAAATATAATTATTGTAATATTAATAATATTCCATTATTAATAATTCCATATTGGAATAAAGAAAATATTGATAATTTAGTAAAATCTTTTATATCTAATTTACAACCTTAAACAATGGCCCTTTGGTTATAGGGCTATCTGTATAAGCCACTTCTCCAGAATGATATTCATATTCTGTATTTTGATTATAAAGTTGTTTATTTAATTGTATTATCCATTCTGGTTTTAAATGCCTGGCTCTATATTTATAAAACAATAAATGAGTTTCAACTGGCACATCAGGTTCTAATCCTTCATCTTGAAGTTCATCGAGTGCCATCATTCTATTTCTTCCTTCATGACCAATAACTATGGATGGAATAGAATAATCATCATTCTCCCATCTATTAGGAATACTTATTTGAAGGAATGGAGCGCCAATAGTCCCACCATTTTTAATATAATTTTTTATATAGTCAACATTTCCTAAATCGTTTCGACTTCTATAATATGCTAGGCTTAAAAATGTGGATGGATACATTAGCACTCTAAGACCAAGATAATCAATTTCTTGATTATATGAAACTCCTCCTAATCCATTTTCATTATCGATAATGACTTCATTAATCTTCATACTTATATTTATAATTTAATTCAAAAAGAAAAACCACTCAAATTGGGTGGCTTTGTAATAATTTATTCAATTTCTTAATTACATCTTCATATTTGTCATTTTTATAGAGAATTCCCACCCCACCAGCTTTATTCCACGCATCAATATTTCTACTATCATCATCTATAAGAATATTACCATCACCAGCATATTTTTCTTTATCTCTCTCAAAAATAACAGGAATATCCAAATTATGTTTTTTCAACCATAATTTTTTACCTGCAATACAATCATTAGTATGTGGTTCTCCAACTGGTCTAGTTAAGATGGTAACTGGAATGTCTCTCTGAGTAAACCAATGATATATTTTTTTACCATTGCTTTCCCAAGCCATATTAGTAAATTCTTTTTTAATATCTGCATGATCCACAAAATTTTTCCAATACTTATTATGATATCCAGAATCTATAAAATCTTGAACATCAATATTATTGAAATCAGAGGCAGCTTTTACACAATCTACAAGCACTCCATCCAAATCAATGTATATTTTTTGATCTTCTTTAATTTCATATAGTCTCATATTGATATTTATCAATATTTCCAAGTTTTTATTTTAACTATATTTCTAACAGTTTTGGGAGAAATATTAAATTTTTTAATTTCTTTACTCGAAGTAAAATATTTTGTTCCAATATCAGATGGATGACAATTTTTTCCATATTTTGATTCATAATATCTTTTTCCTGTTGATTTTTGAGTTACAAGATAAGTAAATGGAATTTTATTACTGACAGCGCAAATATTCATAAGTTATGTATCTCATAATACAATTATTTAATTTCAATATTAATTTCTTTCTTTTTAGCCTCATATTCAGTTAATGCTTCCATATTTGGTTTAATGGCTAACATAGAATCTTTGTGTTTTGTTTCGTCAGGCCTAACTGCTATTTTTGGGTTTAACTGTGGATTTGTTTCTATTGAAAGTCCCATTGAATTATAAAGAGCAGTTGGATCACCAGGAAATGTAAATGTTCCACAGTGATTTAATCTAATTGTTGGATCAGCAAAAATTTCACCACCAATTGCTCTATACCTAGCCGAAAAAAGCCAATCCTCTGATAGATATTCCATAGTATCAGGGCTAATAGCACAATCAAACAGAGCATAACAATATTTGTTATACTTTGGATCAAGACCAATATTGTTGGTAAATTTTGTTTGTGGATATGCAACCATCATCTTATTAAAAACTTCTCGTTTAATTAACATGAATCCTGTTCCTAATCTACTAACTGGTATCATACCATCAGCCACTTTTATTTGTCCATTTTCATCCACACATTCTGGATTACAGTTAACTACAAAATCTGGGGGGAGAGTTTTCTTTGGGTAAAGTCCTCCAACTAAATCTTTATCATGTAATATTAATTTAAAAATATGTTCTGGTTCAAACCCAATATCGCTGTCAATAAACATGAGCCTCGTTGCTGCGGAATTTTCCAAAAATTTTGCAACCAAATGATTTCTAGCTCGTGTAATTAATGATTCGTTTGTCATTGTGTCAATACTAAACGGCAAACCAATTCTTTGAGCATAAATTACAAACTTAATCAAACTTGTCATTACTACTTCATGAACAAGTCCCGCAAAACATGGAATAGCAAATTGAATGTGTTCTTTGCGTAAGAACTCTATTTGTTCTTGAGTTATATTCATTTATTTTTATCCTTATGTATCATTCCTAATTTATATCCTTTATTAATGAATTCTGGTACTAATGATTCATTAATATAAAAATTTGTAATTTCATCATTAACCCATCGTTTGGTATGCGTAATAATTGATTTCTTTTTCTTTGTATCTTCTCTCATTGCAAATCTTCCTTTAATATAACCATTCAATAAATATGTTTCATATTCAACCAAATTAACCAATTTTTCTTCTTTATCGTTTCTAACCCATCGTTTATTTTTCTGATTATTTGATTTTTTAATAATAGTTTCTTCTGAATTTTTCAATCTACCCAACTTAAAATTATTATTTAAAAATTCTTCTTTATTTTCTGATTTAATTAATTTTTCAATATAGCCATTAGTAATCCAAAGTTGTTTTGATGTCCATATATTTTTTCCTTTTAACGCTTTAGATCGAATTTCTGAACTTTCTTTCAAATATCCAAGTTTAAATCCTCTTTGCATATATATTTTTAAATTTTCTGGTTTAATTCGTTTGCATATTTTCGTTTTTTCATTACTTATTACAATTGTTCCTAAATTGTTTTCTGAAATTAACTTTCTACATTTTGGTGAATTTATTTTTCCTTTAAACCCCATTCCTCCAGATGTTCTATTTTGTAAACAACCATTTCTTTTATCTATCCTGCCATATTTTTTAATTAATTCAATTTCTAATTGAAAAGCTGCTTCTTCAGTTAAATTTTCTGAAATTATTTGAATTCTGAATAGTTCTGTTGGAACTGAAACATTATTACCATGCACTCTTTGATATGCTCTATTATTTTTTCCTTTACCAATATAATAAGGAGTTCCAGCTAATCCATTTTTAGAATCATTCTTTCTAATATATTGATAAACATAAAATTGATTTGTATTATTTTCTTTCATAATTTACTTAAACAATTCTAAACTTTGCAATTCTGATTGAGATTTTGTTGCTTTAGCCCATTCTTTAGAGGCTTTAATTTTAAAGTATTTGATTATTTCTGTTTCGTGTTGGAGAATAAAATTTTCATATTTTGCAGCGATATTACAAGGGCAATTGTAACAAACTGGATTTCCTTGAATCATGGCGACTGCCACACAATCATCTTCTGTTCCAATATATTTATCTGGATATTCTTTCTGCTTTTCCAGAAGTTCTTCCAATTCATTTTCTTCCCAATCATTATCTTCTGAATAAGAAAAATGAGTTCTCCCACAAGAACATTCAGTGGCGATACTGCCACCATCTACAAAAGCATCCCAAAATATCTCGCTTGCTTTATTCATCGTTTCCTTTCAACATTTCAATTGCTTTTTTCGCCAATTCTTTTGTTAGCCCTGTTTTAAATTCTGTTTTAATCAAATGACACTTTAAATGATTTATATCAAAATCATCAATAATGACAAAAGATTTTACATCTTTTTTAATATCTAAAAATTGTTGAACTTCCAAACCACGATCAACAGCATGAAATTCTTTTCCTTCTTCCCAATGTGAACTTAACTCTGGTGCCAAACCAATAACTTTACCTGTTATTCCCCAATATTTCATTATTAGAGAAAGTTCTTGTTGACCACAATATTTCCAAGAGCTAGTGATAACTATTTTTGCTTTAGTTTCTTCTGTTATCTTATTTAATTGTTTGATGCAATTTTCGTCAGCAACCATTGATTTGCCAACACGATCTTTAAAATCAGATGTTATAACCAAAACACCATCAATATCTAAAAATATTATTTTCATTATTTTCTATCTAAGAAATCACAAATTTCTTGTGCTTCTTTATATTTTGTCTTAGAACTATATGGTCTATCTAAGCATGGCCCTTCATCTCTTTCATTCTTCGGAACACCATCAACTGAATGCCATTTATAGTTCCAAACTGATATTTTATTGTACGCTACTAAGCAATCGATCAAATATTCAGCTAACATAAAATCAGGTGTGTTGGAGGTATTTTCTAAACTAAATTTATTCAGCAATCTTGATAATTGCTTATTAAATGATTCTGATTCTGTTGAAGATTGTTCCATCAATCCTATTTCATCTTTTACTGAGTATTTGTATGTTTCTCCACAATTACAAACTGGTATACCTGATATTGGAGAATCTATATCACAGTGATAAACATGTTTATGATCTTCATTTGTTGTAAATTCTCCACAACTCATTACTTCATCTGCATAAGTAAGAATTTTACGCCAATTATTAGGAATTAACTGTCCTGTGGTTAATTTTACAGCTATTTCTCTAACATTTTTATATGCTTCAATTTCTTGTTTATTCATAATTTCCTCAAGTTAATATAATTTTACAAATATCTTGCACTAGCTCTTCTTCAGCATCATATTTGTTTTTTCTAGGTAATGCTTTTAAAGCTTTAAAAGCAACATGAAGCATTTCATGTATATAAAAATCATCTGGTGGATTATCATCTTTAATCCACAGAAATAATTCTGCCACTCTTTTCTTTTCATTTATGCAAATTTGCCCAGAATATATTCCTTCATCGTTGGGAATAATAATCCAATCTTTCAAAATTCTAAATTTATTTTTTGCTTCAGAAATTTTTTGTATGATATCAACATTCATACATTTATTTAAACACAAACAAAAAGATAAGTCAAGATTTTTCTTAACTTATCTTTTGTAAAATAACTAAAAACTAAGTTTTATGCTTTGAATAATTCCATGACTCATATTGCTTACATTAGCTCTTAACCACGCATATTGGCCAGTAATTGTAAAAAACTTATTTGTGACTACAGGCTTGCCAGATTCTTGAATACCTGGAACTAATGGAGTGTAATCAAATACTAAATTACTTACAGAACTTCCATCCATCCCACTAACCAATTCTACTGGAATCCAAGGACCAATATTTGGATATTTATTTAATGTTGCTTCAATTGCAACATTTGCAGTAAGATTAGATGCAATAATTTGAATTGTGTGTTGCCCATTTGATCTATTAACTAACCCTGCACCTTTTACTGGATGAGAAATAAAATTAGATACTTTGGTGGTATTAGTACCAATACCCCCATCATAATCCAACCCTGAAATCAACACATTGCCAAAATCCGTCATAATTATTCCGCTATCATTTCCACAATAATTTTTTGATCGTCAATTATTGCTTCAACTGCTTCCAAAAGAGTTATCAATTTTCCAACAGATATCATTTCTTCTGGCTCTGATTCTTTATCTTTCAAAATAGTACTCAAAGATAGCACTATTTTAGTCGTATGTATTCTTGCCATAAATTCTCCTAAATTGTTGGTTGGGCAACTTTTTTCATTATTTTAACAGTAGAAATAGAATGATTTACAGTTAAAACATTATTACACCAATCCAAATGAACATTTGAATTATTAGATATATCGCCATTTAATAATTTTACGCTTAAAGGATACTTAATTGTTGAATCAACAATTTTTGCAATCTTTCGAGCACCATATTGACTATCAGTATTTAGTGAAAGAATATGATCTATTAAATTTTCACTGGGGATGAGCTTAATGCTCTTATCCTTTAATAAAGATTCAATATCTAAAATTCTTTCATTAACTATTCTACGAAGGCTAATATCGTCCAATTTGTTAAATTCAACAATACCAGTGATTCTTCCACGAAGTTCTGTTAACATAAATGAATCAACTGCTTTTGAAGTTTCACTCTTTCCACTATTATTGGTATTGAATCCTAAATTCAATTTTTCACTTTCTTTAGAGCCAAGATTGCTGCACATTACCACAATTGAATTTCTGCAATCAGCTACTTTTCCAGTTGTTCCTGTAATTTTGCCATCATCTAATAATTGGAGAAGAATAGTAAAAATATCAGGATGTGCTTTTTCCATTTCATCGAACAAAATTACTGAATTCGGATGTTTGATAATATCATTAATAAGTTGACCTTCGCCTGTCCCGCCATCACCAAACCCTACATATCCAGGAGGTGCTCCAATCAAACGAGCAAGAGTATGCTTTTCTTGAAATTCACTCATATCATATTTAAGTAATGACATATTCATATGAGCAGCGATTTGCTTGGCGAGAAATGTTTTTCCTACGCCAGAAGGACCAGTAAATACATAACTTCCAATTGGTTTATTTGGATCACGCAGACCAGATTGAGCAATAATCAAGCCTTCAGATACAGAATCAATAGCGTTATCTTGATGAAATACTTTATTTTTTAATATACTTCCAATTGTCAAAATATCCATTGAAGTTTTTGTATCAGTATCTTTAATATGAATCCCAGTGATTTCTGAAACTTCAGCAACTATAGATTCTCTATTAACAATTTTATTTTTTAATGATAAAACTTGAGTTCTTGCGCACGCGCTATCAATAACATCAATTGCTTTATCTGGAAATTTTCTATCAGTTTGATATCTTCCAGTTAATTCAACGGCTGCTTTAATTGCATCTTGATTAATTTTGCAATGATGAAATTTCTCCATGGAAAGTTTATTGCCATTAAGAATCAAAATAGTTTCTTCATGAGAAGGCTCATCGATATTCAGAACCCTAAATCTGCGCATCAAAGCAGAATCTTTTTCAAATGTTTGACGGTATCCTTCCCATGTAGTCGCTGCTAGAACTTTAATGTTTCCGCGAGAAAGTTCTGGCTTCAACATTGCTGAAAAACCAACACCTGATTGACTCTTTCCTTCACCAGCATCCATCTGATGAGCTTCGTCTACAAATAAAATAGCTTTTGGATTTGCAACTAATTCTGAAATAATATTTTTGATTTTTTCTTCAAAATCTCCGCGATATCTGCAACCAGCCAGCACACCACCCACATCCAAACTAAAAATAATCTTATCTTTTAGAATTTTGGGTACTTTTCCAATATTAATATTGTGTGCCAAACCTTCCACAATCTGCGACTTTCCCACTCCAGGATCGCCAATCATTAAAACATTGCTCTTCTTCTTTTTTGCCAAAGTATGAGCAATACTGAACAATTCTGTCTCTCTGCCAATAAGAACATCATAATTCTTTTTTACTTTTTCGTTAAGATTAATACAAAATTCATCCAAAGCTGATTTATTAATATCAACAGCATCATTCATTTTTTTAATCATTTCCTCATCAATTCCATATTTTGTCATAAAATAACTGGCATATGATTCAGTATTTTTCAAAATATTGTTAAATATATCATAATGTGAAATTTCACGATTATTTTTTCGGGCGTCAGTTGCAGCATTAACAATGATCATTTGAACTGATGCAGTAATTTGACCAGTCATAACGTCTGGATTTTCATTAAAAATTTGATTTTTCAATAAATGGGATTGAGATTTGATGTAATTAAAAATATCATTTAATAAACTTTGAGTTTCAATACCTTGATTATTAAAAAATTCTTTTACTTTAGAATTTTGAATTGCTATATATAAAATATGTTCAGAAGTGATAGTGGTTTGATTTAAACCAATAGCCAACTGAAAACTCATATCAATGATATTCTTAATTAAAAATGATTGATTATTAAATTCTGGCATGTTTTGTCCTTTCGATATATTTAGATATTATCATTGTTTGGCGCGATTGTCAACAAAATATAGCGTGATTGTCAACAAAATATTGAAGATTTAATTCTAATATATAAAATTTCTCTTTTTTTGGTTAATTTATCCAGCAATCCTTCATTTGGGATATAGAATAATGTTCCAGATTTTGTTTTGGGTGGAATTACGACTCTGATTCTCGCATTATCTGGACCATTAAAAACTTTTTCTCCACCGAAAAACAATTTCCAAAAAGGAATTGATAGAGACCTAAATAATTTTCCATTCTTATATAAGTAGTTTGGTGGAAAGTCAACGATAACTTTAACTTCCAAAACACTTAAAGAATTTTCTTCCATCTGAATATTTCTATATTTTATAGTGTCATTGCTGATAATTCCAGGTGGAATTTTTAATATGAATCTACGTTTTTCATCATTAGATGAAAAATATCTGTCACAACCCAAAATAGAATCTTGTAAAGATATAATAACTGTTACACAATATATTTTTTTATTTTGAATAATGGCTTGCAAACAATCTTTATATTTTTCTTGTAATTTTTGAAATTTTTCAGTCGCTTCAGGATCATTTGGATTAACATCTGGATGGCATTCTTTGGCCAATATTCGATAAGCACTTTTTAATTGGCTATTTAATAGTGGGGTTGAATTTGAAATAGCCATTAGAATTTACCTCGTTTTAATCAATTTTATATTCCTTTTCATTTTGGGTTTCTTCACAAATTTTAAATTTTACTGGCGGAATGATTCCGTTAAAGTACTTTGGACTCCCATCTTGTAATTTCTCTCTCAACACATTTTCTTTAACTAATCGTTCTACTTCTCTCCATGCAAGATTTGATCGAGATTCACACAATGATTCTATTTGAAATATAAAATCTTCTTTTCCACACTTTTCTATTTCAGATAGAAGCCACTTACACGACCCGCAATAGTTTTTCCAATTTGATTCTTTAATTATTTTTTTTCTATTTTTTTTGTTTTTGACTATTTTTCTTGTTATAGAATAAAAAAATTTTTTGCCGATATATTGTCTATTTGTAGAGATTTGAGTAATTCTATATTGAAATCCAACAAATTTATTTACATCAAATTTCCATGGGGCAATCCAATGACCAGTATCTAATATATCTATTTCCATATAAGTATTTATACAAAAAAAGAATAAACCTTTGGTTCTTCAAAAAAAGAAATGGGGCGAAGCAAACCAATAAACGAGTTTTGACTGGCGCAGTGGAGCGGAGCGACACGAGCCCAAGGAAAAACGAGTTAATTCCTTTAGCCTTTGTCTGTATTGCGAAGCAATACAGGGCGAAGCCGAAGTCCAAGAAAAATAATACCAACATTTATATAAACAAATATTTAATCTCTTGAATTAGAGATATAATTATGGCCAGTTCTTTCTTTTTAAGAACACTATTTATTTTTAGAGTTTATATATTTAATTTTGTCGTAGAGCGAACATTCGCTTCGCTCTGTTCGCCTACAAAAAATACTAATTATAAATAAAATTATTTCGTGCTTACGCACTCAATAATTTTTTAATAATGATTATTTTTTAATAAAACGCTTTAAAAATTTAGATTTATTTAAAGACAAGAACGCCATTGGGCGTCTTTTGCGGAAAAATAATATATCAAAATAATATATTATATGAGAATTTTAATATTTCAAACTCCACAACGATCACTGATATTACAACCGTCTTATAATACTATTTGCATTATAAACTGGACACTTTTTGTGTATAAACCCAGCGTATCTTCTTTGAATTTTGGGATGGCTATCCTGTATCCCTCAAAGCCTGTATTACGACTTATATTAATAATTTTACTAACAGCGCAAAATATATAACAGTTCTCATTAACATTATATATTTTTGTGGGTTATTGAAGATTATCTTATGTTCTTTCCCACTCTATTCTGTCACTTTACTCAAGCCATGATAGCTACTATTGAAGGTTGGACCCGCCTAGTAATTCTTTACCACTGAAATCGAAACTAAAAAGACATAGTTTGAAAGTCGATTACTTTTATTACTCAAATTGTATTATTTCGCCATGTTTACTTCACCATAATTTAAGCCATAAAAGTAATTGTTTACTTCACCATAATTTAAGCCATAAAAGTAATTGTTTACTTCACCATAATTTAAGCCATAAAAGTAATTGTTACTTGCCATGTATCTTCCATATTAATTCTATTTATACTACCTAAACATCAAAATTGCTATACATTAAAAAAAATATTTTGCTCCCTCTATTTGTGAGACAGCAGCATTGGGAAAATATATATTTCTCATATTCATTGCCATTTGCTCAGTTGGAAGAAACATAATATTATTTAAAAATATATTATTCCTAATACTCGACCTAAGAAATCCTTGATATGCGTGAGATAATGCATGATGCAACTGCAATTCTTCCATATCAAAACCCAAATCTGTCATTTTTTTATTGCAAGCTGGCGGGACATTGTAAGCACCTGACTCAGCATAGTGAGCATAATTATTATATTTATTTAATCCCTTAATCTCAAAATTCATTTGAATCATATTTTTTATATGCTTAAATGGATTTCCAATATTATTTTGCACTAGTATTTCTTCTTCTCCAATGGTTAAACCAACCAACATGTCATATAATTCAAAATTAGTAACTGTGGATTCAATTTTATTTGGTTCATTATAATAATTTTTGCTCCATGGAGAATGTGTTGTCATCCATTTAATTATAATAGGTTGATCGTGAGTTTCAAACCTTTTTGATATTAATAAATTTTCAGTTTTAATTCCTTTTAAATTTAAATATGCAGCCAATTTGCTTCTTTGAATCTCTGCTCCCATTAAATATAAATCAGCGAAATCCTCAAAAATATTAGTATCTAATTCAGCCCACATTTCTGCATTTGTGTCTCCAAAACGAAAAGCAACCATTGTTGTAGTATCGCCATATAGTGCCATATTTGGATTTAATAAATGCTGAATAAATTTTTGAAATGGAGGATATACATATGTACTATCTTTCCCGCCATATGAAATTGATTTTAAATAACCTTTATCTGATTTGGATAATGATTTGGGTTGTATTGACGTAAATCCGCCTTCATTTAAAGAGAATGTGCTTATTTTTAACATATCTTCAATTAGATCATTGCCATACCCATAATTTGCTGCATCGCAAGAATTAAAAGACATAAAATCAAAAATTTCTGTCTCTTCGTCTATAAATACAGTCCAATTTTTTTTATTTGGAAAATGAGAAATGGATTTAAATGAAGCATGAGTAATAATTAAAATTTCATATTTTGCTGGTCGTCGCAGATATTTTTCAATTGATCCTACTACTCCTTGGCCAGCAATCGTATTTTTATAATTTATAATACGATGTGGTGTATTATTTAATCTTTTAGATATTTCATTTTGTAATTCGAGGGATGGACAAACGAAAAGAACTCTCATTTTCTTTTTAATGAGTTCTTTTGACAGATTTAATGCAAATTCTGTCTTTCCTGATCCACACAACGCTGATACAAATTTAATCATGCTTTAATTATAGTTTATTTTTATAAAGATGTCAAGATAATTAATTGGGATAATAATAAAAAGAGATAAATTTATTTATTTTATTTTCATATAATTCAGCGTTTACTAATAAACATTTTCCATGAATTAGTATTTCATTGGGAGTATTACAAGCAGTTTTTAAATTTGTTGAAACAAAATCAAAAATATCAACGACTTCTTTTGGAGACATATTTTCCATATCTTTAATTGCTTTACCTGAAAACATAGATACACTAGCATAGTCGTCATATAAATCTTTAATTTTTAAAGACCAAGTATATGAAAAACCATTGAAAGGAAAAACCATATATACTCTACCATAAAATTTGGGATTATAAGAATTTCCAAAACAAAAAATGCTGTTTGATCTTAATGCTGTAAATCCTGCTGCCTCAAGTTTCACATCTACTATATATTGAATGTTCACAGGAGTATCTACTGGTGTTCTATATTTAACAGGATTGTTAATTAAATATGGTTTATTGTTTTTTATGCCTCGATATAGCATATTTCCAGTTTCTTTATAAAATTTAAGTATATCTGAGCAATTGATTTCTATAAATTCTTTTATCGAGTTGAAATTTAAAGGATCAATTACTTCAAATATTTTCATTTTAGAATCCTACTGCAAACCAATTGAAAGTCCATCCTGATATATCAGCGTCAAAATGAAGTTTAAAATTGGCCGCAGAAGAAGAATAAGAAGAAAACATCACAAATCCATCTTGACTTGCTGATAAAATAGATCCAATTACTGATAGTACTGTATTAGGAAAAGCAATTAAATAATTAAAACTTCCGTTTGGCGTGCTGAATCCGCCACTTCCAGTAACAGTCCCCCATTGCAAAATTAATCCACCAGGTAATATTTGGTAACCTGCCACTGATCCAGTGGTATTAGTTCCAGTAAATGAAGTTGATGATGGAGATAAAGACTTTGCTCCAGCTATATTACTCCAAGAAGTAGTTCCGTTTCCATTTGAAGTAACTGCTTGCCCAATTATACCAGCAGATGGCGGAAGAATGAAAGCATTTGCAGATGAATAATTAAATGTAACAGGATGTTGAAAAGATGCTGGTCCCACAATTGTAGCATTTCCAGTAACATCTAATGTTGATGTTGTGGTGGTTCCAGTAACATCTAATGTTGATGTTGTGGTAGTTCCAGTAACATCTAAAGTAGAAATATTTGCAGTTAGATTAACAGTCAATGTATTTGTTGTTGAACTACCAGAAACAGATAATGGACCATTAATTATTTCGCTATTGGCATTAATATTATTTACATTTAATATAGTTGGAATATTTATACTGGATCGATCAGTTGAAGCATATAAATTTAATAAAGCATCAGTTATACCATGGTTATTGAATAATATATGGCCGTCTGCCCCAGGCACATTCCCTGATAAACTTCCAATTGCTACTAAATTATTAACATAAACAGTTCCAATTAATGAAGAAATTTCTGAAGGAGTGTTTCCATTTGTAGCAGCAATCAGAATATTGCCACCATTATTATTTTCATTTAAAGCAAGAACCAAATTATCTTTAGAATCTAAAGTTATATCAATTTGATCAGAATCTCCAATAGTTAGTTCATTTATGTTAAAAATACCACCAGAAGCCAATCCTAAAGTTGGTGAAATTACAAAATTTAAACCAGGTCTAATATTCCCAAAACCATCAATTCCTGGTTGTAATATTTCTTCAGTTGATATAATACCTAATAATTGATTATTTGCATATAATTCAATATAATAAATTTGATTACCATTTACATTAATGGATTGAACTACCAAACCTTCAGTCCCACCACCAGATGCTCCTGGTGGGCCGACAAGAATCCATTGATTTCCAGACCAAATATAAAGTTGATTAGTTATAGTGTTAAACCATTCATCTCCTCCTATTGGACTTAGTGGAGCGGTTTCTGCGCTGGTAATCACACTAATGGAATTAAATTCGTTACCATTCCAAAAATTAATAGTATTTGAAACACTATCATACCATAATTGACCAATTAATGGATTTGTTGGAGGAGTAGTGCTTGCAAAATTTTCTACAATATGAACCAAGTCAGTATTTAATATAGTACCGATGGCAGGATATTTGTGGCCCATTAGAGTTAATCCGCCATAAGAAGATACCAATTGACCATCTGGGATTGATGTTAATACTGTTCCATTAGTTTTTAAAATTTCATATGCCATATTTAAATCCTTACGCGATTAATGAAGATAATGTTGAAATTCTTAGTGTGTAAGTAATATTGTATAATCTATTGGCGCTTTTTAACACAGGAGAATAAATGCAATGAGTCAACAGTTGCCCGTTAAAGCTAACAAGTCCTATTTCATCAAAAGAAAATTGACTACTATTTAAACTACTTGCATTATCAAACGCAGTTTGCCCAGATGGTTCATTATAATCTAATTGACAAGAAACTACAATATCAGTATATGCTTTTCCAGGAATGTGATTATAAACAATGTTATTATTGATAGGATCCAAATTAGATGAAAAATAATTATTGATAACTTTGCTATAAGTTTCATTATATAACGTTGCTGAACTTCCGATAGTATTTGGTGAATTATATATTATAATTCCTGTATTACTAACTGTTGTTCCTCCGTTTCCAAAAGCCATAGTATAAATAAATCCAGGACCAGAAGTTGCATTTAATGGTCCTGATAATAAACTTTGAGCAATAGCAACAGATAAATTTTCAAAATTTATAGCGTTGGTTTTTTCAACTAAAATTTCATTAGTTATTGCATCTGTAATTTTAACATGACCAAAACTCATTGGTATTTGTTTATTCATTTTTCACTCTCTTGTTAAGGCAAACTTTTTCAGTTATAATTGATGAGTTACTATTTTTTTCAGTTACTTTAATTTTTAAATGTTCAGTAACAGATATTGCTGGAAATTCATCAGGTTTCATATTCATATATGTATTTATACTGGAGGAATAGTCCCTTGATTAATTAAAAAATTTGAAATATTAGAATTGGTAGCAGCCAAATTTGAATTTGAATTATTATACCAAATAAATTCTCCTGGATTGCCAGGAAGTTCCCGATCATATGATGCACTTATAACTTGAATATTAGCATTGGCTATGTATATATTTGGAACTCCTGTTCCATTAACTCCTCTTCTTAATCCTGATAAAGTATTTCCAATTCTATCAATATATAGATAAGTTATACATTCTCCATTAATAAACAATTTTCCGCGGGTGTTTGTTAAAGGGTTTGGAGTTATAAATCCAGCCACATTACTCGCTGAAATTAGAGAATCAGTTGAATATAAATTTTTAGATAACGTGGTTATGGCATTGGCACCAATACTATAATACGAAGTTGGTCCAGTTGCAATAATTTGTATATTGCTATTTAATGGAGCAGTAACATATAAATATAATTTATTGGCTTGTATATTCCATAGAGAAGAATCAATAATATTTCCATTTATTGATACAGTTCCAGAATCAGAAGATATCGACGACCATGGAACTGGAAAGATTCCTAGAGAATTTTCAGTGTTAAAATTATATTCTCCAATTGGTCCAATCTCTATTGTATCTTTAAATATTCTAAAACCAAGCAATACTGAATTTGCATTAAATGATGGATTTGGTGTATTTGTTGTTATTGCTTGAATATTAGCTATATTGGAACTTAAATTTGCGCAATTTGAATTTTGATACACAGATATGTTTAAAGCATCAAACATTTGCCCTGGCACCAATTCTTCTGGATAATGACTTGATATACTATCTATAAAATTTCCTCCAGCAATATTGATATCTTCTGCTCTAGTTCCTAAGACAATATCAGTAAATTCACTGGTGATTTTGTTTTGTACTTGTGATTCTCTTACATGACGCGCAATTCCATTGGTTACTCTAAAATCTCCAAAACTTCCAATGAAAGTATTTGCCCCATTTTTATCAGCACCTATTGTAATCAATGCTGAGCTGTTTATTCTTGGTAATTGCATACTATTCGAGTTATTTATAATATATTGTGCAGGAATTGGAATAGCAGCATTAACGGGTTGACTTTGAGAAACTCCATCCAAAAACAGATAAAATTTATTGTTCTTTCTTTCTGCACTTATAAAGTGAGTAACATTTGGAGAAAATTCATTACCATTTATGGAAAATAATAAAGAATTGTTATTAGTTTGTAAAGCATAAGAATTGATATTGCCATTTTCTATAGCTGTTATAAAACGAGTTTGATTATAATTATTGGCTGCAAAAGATTCATTATTTGAAATTTCAAATAATGTCTGAGGATAGTTATTGCTTATAGTACTTGCAAAAAATTCCACAGTGAAATCATTATTTCCAAAATTATAATTTTGGTCCCCAGCAGCCCGAATATATCCTGGTGTGCTCATGTTTATTCCTATTGATTTAGTTTTACGGAAAAATTTTGATTGTTTATTAGAGAAGAATCTACAATAACATTTCCAGCATTATAGTTTACAAGCTCTAGAGTTTTAGTATTCCATGATAAATCATTAATTAATGTTTGCGAATTAATTGAATTAAATGTTATTGACGCTGGACCTTCATTATTAAAAGATTCAAATCCAAACAACAAAGGAGTATCTATTATATTAAGATATGGATCATTCTCTCTTGGAAATGGACTGGATGGAACATTAATATTTATAGCATTATAATCATAACGATTAATATTTTTGGTTAATCTGATTTCGTCCATATATCCACAACATACATTCCCTCCAATAACATCAGCACCTAAAGTTAAATTTGAATCGGAAAAATTGTAATATTGCATTATACTATTTATTAATTGCCCATTCAAATACATGTATAGATTGCTAGAAAGATTTCCATTAATATTAGTAGTATATCCTTGTGCAGTAATAAATTGCCATTCATTTTGTGGTAATGGTGGTAAATTATATGATAACAATGGCATGGAAGTATTTGATCCCAAACAAAGATTGCCATTATTTTTATATATTACTAAGCCAGATGGGGAATAGTAATAATCTCTCGTATCTACCATAACCATGATATTGCCAGCATTTAAATTGCTGAAGTTAACGAAAAATTCCAATGTAAAATTACTAGAATTGATACTCAGAGCAGAAATATCATCACTCATTAAATTTGCAGATATATATTGTTTAGTTTTGGTATTGAATGCTCCAGATGAGTTACCAAATCTATAAACTTCGCTGGATAATGCAGAACTGGTAATCAATCCTGGCCTCCAAGAAATATTTAATGAAGTGTTTGCTGCAAAAGAATCATCTAAATCAAACAATGAACCTGTTGGAACAGAATATGAATCAACAAAATTTTCATTTTTTACTATTACACCAGAATAATCAATACCGTCCATTAGTAATCTTGCTTGATTGGCAAACATGTTGGAAGACGGCGAATATTCTGCTGTTATTCGGTTCATTGCTGTAGAAGTTGCAATTGCCATTGAATTTGCTACTCCCCAAATATTTGCATCTATAATATTTGCGCTGTTGGCATTGGCAACTAACGATTGCATAAATATTCCAGAATTTGAATTAAATAATACTTCTTTGGCTGGATAAGATGTGTTTGCAGTTAAATATTCAATTTCTTTATTAACTCTATCAAATCTTATTGTGGTATTGAGATGCCTAATCAACTGACTATTGTTAATATAATTATCATTCCAAGGAGCATAAATTGGTTTCTGTAAAGTTAAAGAATCAGAACTAACAGAACCATCTGGTGTTCTAATGAAATTGGCACTATTTGCTATATTAATTTGAGGCAGAGCAACTTTTCCATTTTGATAAACTGGTGTACTAATACCATTAACATATGAATATTTTAATCCATAAGGAATTCCGTAATAAGTTGGCCCAATTACATATGGATATACTGGTTTTAGAAAAATTGAATCGACAGAAATAAAGTATGCATATGTTCCTAATGGATATTCTGGTGTTGTGCAATATCTTCCATTATTTTGATCAAGACTACCAAAACCAGGAACATATTCATAATCTTCAATATATTCTCCAGTTGGCATATTATAATTTGCCAATTGCAAACCATTAACAATTGAAAATCCAGTTTTATCTAATCTAGGAGTAGTTAATAACTTATAACTGCTAGTGTTAATAAAAATTCCGCCGTCTCCATTATTTTCTACATATCCATAAGGACCATATATAGGAACTCCGTCCCAAGCATATCCTAGTAATGGACTATGTGTTAAAACATTTTTATTATATAATAAATAAGGATCTGATAGATATTGGCAAATTCCCAATTCATTTGGTAGCCCTATACCAGTATCTATATTATTTTGTTGATCTAGCCATACAGTATTAATTGTAAATGTTTGTGAATTTATTAAGTTTCCAGTTTGGTATAATGTTTCCATAATTCCACTATTTGCGCTGTAGAATGGCACACCGTCTATTGCAGAAGCAATAGGCCCAATGTTATTGGGAACAGTATTAAAATTAATAGAATCAGAATACACATGCTGTTTAAATCCAAAAATCCAATCTTGTGATATACTATCATTACTTTGAGAAATAATAGGAATGCCAGTTGATGTAATATAAAAAGAATCAAAATCAGCAGCCATTCCAACATTTTGGCCAAATTGACTTAATTGCAATAATCCGTTTGGTTTTACATTATCGCTGTAATTTAATACAATATTGGCATAATTTTCATCATACTGTGCTGGCAAATCAAAATCTACAGTTCCAATGTTTCCATAATCATTGGCAGTGTAAGTATCATAAAATGCTCTGATACGAGTATGAAAAGGAGTAGATTCATTTACAAAGTCTTCAATAATAGATTGATTATCAGGTTCATATGATCCTTGAATATTTAAATTTCTATTAATGTAATTGACAGTAATAAAACTAGTTTTAAATAACCAATCAAGATTTTTATTTTCATGAATGACATATTGTAACACTGCATAAAATGCATCGTCGGCTGCTGTTGTTAAATCTTTGCTTCCAGTTAAAATATAATCATTTAGTATTTGAGTAATCATACGAAGTTCAATGTATGGATCATCATCAAAAGGAGTAGTATCAAATGCGTCAATGTCAAATCCAAAATCATAAATATTCGACAAAAATTGAATGGTTCCGTTTTGAATAAATATAGGATTTAACTCCAAAATATCAGGATTTAACTCATTGGAAAGAACTTTATAAATTATTTTATTGTTATTTCCATTGGTATTAATCTGAATAATATCATTTATATTGTATACTATGCTTGGTAGTTCTCCAATATTATTCAAAACAAACATTGGAGTAGACTTTACATAGTTTGAAGAAAACCAATCAGCATATTTCCAGTTATTGGTTAAATTATATAATTGTACTTTAAAAAATTCCCAATTTCCATTAATAGCTTCTACTATTGACCATCCAGCAGGAGATAGAAGATCATCAGTAGTCAATAAAATTTTATAATGTTCTGGATAATCATTAATATTTAATTCATTCAAAACATCTCTGTCTGGAATTTGTTGCAAAAATCCAGTAGTTGGAATAGGATCAGATGCACTTAATAAAGAAATAACTGATGATGATGCGACTGCCAAATTTGATAAGTTCTGATTTATTACAGTAAAATATATATTTGCTGCTTGTATTCTATCAACAAAAATAGATTGTTGAGGATTTATTAATATTCCTGTTTGCTGATTTATTGGTAAAGTAATATCTGGTACTAATTGATTTAAATCAGTCATGCCACTCAAACTATCAATGAATTTAGAATAGATTGGAGTTTTATACCAAGATTTTTTCCCATCATTGCTGATAAGGGCGAATTCATTATGTAATTGATTATTTCCATTTGCCACAACATAATCTATGTGGAGAATTGCTGTATTATTGGAAATAAATTGATTGATATTCCAAATAGATATAACATTATTATCAATAGCAGTAATCATGGGAATTCCAGAATTTTGAATATCAGATAATGATGATATAAGCTGATTGGTAGAAACTGTATGCAAAGAACCAGGTATGGATTTATTATAAACCCAGAAGCCATATATTTTTGTTGAATTATCAAATGTATATGGGCAATTAATATCTATGATGAATCCATTTGTGTCATTGGATATATATGAATTGGGAGGAACAGAGCTTGTAACCCATTCAT